TTCTTATGCTTATACAGCTTCAAGTGCAATATCATCATCTTATGCTTACACTGCAAGTTCTGCAATAAGTTCGTCTTTTGCTAATAGCTCTAGTGTTGCTTATTCTGGTACCGGATCTTTTACAGGTTCTTTCTACGGAGTGCATACGGGATCTTTATTTGGTACCGCATCACAAGGTGTATCGTCTTCTTACGCTACGACTTCTTCGTACGCTTCAACATCGAGTGTTGCCATAAGTTCTTCGTACGCTCTAACTGCTTCTTATACCGCTATAGCTGCCACTGCATCTTATTACAATGGAAGTGTAATCAGTTCGTCTTACGCACTGAGTGCGTCAGAAGCAACTTTGGCCCAGACAGCAAGTTATGTAAATTCATTAAGTCAAAGTGTATTAATAACTGGAAGCATTATAATTACGGGTACTATAAATGCTGCTTCTTTTACAGGATCATTACTAGGTACTGCATCTTATGCTAATTTATCTGCTACCGCATCTTATGTGATAACAGCACAAACAGCTAGCTACGTTCAAAATGCTCAAACGGCCTCTTATACAATTGGTTATACAACCACATCTAGCTTCAATACATTTACAGGATCATATAATACGGGTTCATTTACCGGTTCTTTTACAGGATCATTACTAGGTACTGCATCTTATGCTAATTTATCTGCTACCGCTTCCTATTCAGTGAATGCATCTACTGCATCTTATGCAAGCGCATCAACAACAACAGGATTTTCAATTGGAGGTTCTCAAATATATTACGCTAACGTAACAAATAATGGAGTTACTTCACCATTTAATGTATTTACGAATTCCACGGGATCATTTACAGCCGCATTTTATAACTACACTATATACAGCGGATCTAATGCAAGAGCGGGAAGTATAGTGGCCGCATGGAATAATGGAACATCTAGTTATACAGAGTATTCAACCTTAGACGTGGTGGGTACTACGCTCAATGTAAGTGCATCAGCTAGCATAGTTAATGGTCAAGTCCAATTAAATTTTTACAATGCGATAAATGGATGGACAATAAAAGCAACCGCAAACTTAATTTAAATTTGATTATATGTACCAAATTCAATTTCAATTTATTCCTGGAAATTCAATGATTTGGGTGACCAAATTAAATCAAAATGATCCTTTATACAATTATGATAACGAAAGTGACGCTATCAAACAAGCTTCAATTTTGCAAGAGTCTGACAATACAGGAAGAATTTACAAAGTCGTATTTGTTAATTGATATTTATTTAAAATAAAAATCCAACTTTGGGGAAAGTGAACCAAAGTACATTATAAATGGCCATAAATCAATTTGTTGCTAGAAACGGTATAATATCTTTGTCAGATAATCTAATTTCTGGATCCCTTTTTATTATTGGAAACGAAGTAATTACTGGTAGTTCTACCGCTTTGGGAGGCTATACAGGAAGTTTATTCGGAACAGCATCAGTTTCTTTATCTCCAATATCAGTCACAGGAAGCACAATATACTCAACGAATCCAGCAACTAGTAATATTAATACAACTAGTAGTGTATTTATGGGATTGAATGCAGGAGCTAATGCGTCTACTGCGTACCAATCCAATTTTTTTGGCCAACAGGCGGGTTTTAATGCTTATAGTTCTTCAAACTCTAATTTTTTTGGTTTTTCAGCAGGTAACGGCGCAACTTACGCAACCGCGTCAAATTTCTTTGGACAATACGCAGGCGAGTACGCCGCAAGCGCATCGTATTCTAATTTTTTTGGTTTTCAAGCTGGTTATACCAGTAATGCTACTGGAAGCGTGGGACCCAATAACATAATAATAGGAACGAATATATCTTTATCATCAAGTTACGCAAATGGTATTAACATAGGCGGTATTATATTCGGTTCGGGATCTTACAAAACTATTAATGGACAACCCTTAACCGGTTCTGCGAATGGTTTTGTTGGTATTAATCAACCGAATCCTCAATACTCTTTGGACTTGAGTGGTTCTTTTAGGCTTACTGGTCAAATAATTACTACGGGTTCAGTTTTGAGCATTGTAACTGGTAGCGGCGGCGGTAACCTTGGTAAAGTTTCAATTACGGGATCTAACAACGCAGGAATAATAACCTTGACTACGGGAACAACGCCTTACGCGTCTGCATCCATAGTGACCACCACATATTCTACTGCGTATCCCACAGGATCTTCTGTCATAATCACCGCAGCTAACTCAGCGAGTGCTAAACTTGATAGCACTTACAGTGCGTACGTTTCTAGTAGCGCGGCCAATTTCTCAATAATTTCAGGAGTCGTAGGTTTGTCTGCTTCCGCAGTTTACGTTTGGAATTATATATCAATAGGGTATTAAAATAATTTAATTTTTAATTAGAATTTACGTATTTATATCTATAATAAATAAATGTCATGGAAGAAGTAAAAAAAATAACAGAACAGGAATTAGAAGTACTTACAGCTCTAAAACAGGAAGCAATTTCAGTGGCTTCCGCTCTTGGAGAATTGAATTATCAAAAAATGTTGATGGAACTTCAATTAGAGGAATTTAAAGCTAAAATAAAAGAGCTTAAAGTTAGAGAAATTGATTTTTTTAAAAATCTGAAAGAAATTTATGGAACAGTTTCCATAAATATTAACACGGGAGAATTCCAATAGGAAGTTTTGACCAATAGGCCGATATTTATTAGTAGCTAAAAAAATAAGATAAATGGCTGAAACACTCATTAGTCCAGGAGTTTTTTTAAATGAAAACGATCAAAGTCAAATAACACAGGGCCCAATAGCGGCCGGAGCTGCAATAGTGGGTCCAACTGTGTTGGGTCCTGTGAATAATCCAACTTTAGTAACTTCGTATTCCCAATTCAAACAAATATTCGGTTCAACCTTCATTTCAGGAGGTCTTACTCTTGAATATTTAACTAGTATTGCTGCTTTAAATTATTTTAATCAGGGTGGTAGTTCTCTTTTAATTACTAGAGTTGCGTCTGGATCTTACACTGTGGCAACCGCTAGTGTAGCTGCGCTTAATGGTTCAACTGCGTTTCAATTGAACACTTTATCGGTGGGCACAGTGATGAATAACGCAATAAGCGGTACCCAACCCGGTAACTCGCTTCCTTCAGGATCTTTTGCTAACGTTAGATGGGAAATTGTACAGTACAATACAGGTTCAGGAACTTTTACTTTGAACATTAGAAGGGGAGATGATTACGAAAATAGTAAAACTGTTTTGGAAAGTTGGACAAATCTTTCTTTAGATCCAAATCAAACTAATTACGTTTCCTATGTAATAGGAGATCAGTATCAAACTCTTACTCAGGATACAAGTACCGGTACGTATTATTTACAGAATACAGGAAGTTACGCAAATAAGTCTAAATACGTATACGTAGCATCAGTTAATACAACTCCCAATTACTTTAATCAATTGGGATTACCTCAAAATCAATTTACCGCTTCTCTTCCACAATCAGGTTCAGGATCGCTTAACGGTGGTTTTGGGGGTGCAAGTGGACCTTTTTGGGGGTCTTACGGCATTGCTCCTTTGAACATGTTTGAAAATATTCCAACAGTAACATCCGCGTACGTTACGCCTTCAACAAATATACAGGGAGTGTACGGTCCTGATTACGATATAGCAATTAGTTTGTTGAATAACCAAGACCAATATGATTTCAATGTAATATACGCTCCCGGAATAACTAATCAAAATGCTCCAACTGAAATAAACAATTTATTGCTTTTATCAAGCACTAGAGGGGATAATATCTCCGTTGTAGATTTGGTAGGATATAATCAACAATTAACTACTGTAACTAGTGCTGCATCAAGTTTTGATAATTCGTATGGCACCACTTATTGGCCTTGGATACAAATAAAATCTTCTGAAACCGGAAGAATGAATTTTATTCCGCCTTCTGCATTAATTCCTGCAGTATACGAATACAATGATAAAATTGCAGCAGAATGGTGGGCACCAGCCGGTCTTAATAGAGGAGGTCTTTCTACTGCTTTGCAACCTGAACGTAAATTGACAATTAATGATAGGAATAGTTTGTATTCCGCAAAAGTCAATCCAATTGCGACATTTTCTGGAGTTGGTACCGTTGTTTACGGACAAAAAACTTTACAAGCTAGGGCTTCTGCTCTTGATAGGGTAAACGTTAGAAGATTATTAATTGCACTTAAGAGGTACATCAAACAAATAGGCCAAACTTTAGTTTTTGAACCAAATACTCAAGTAACTTGGAATAAATTCCTTACTCAAGTCAATCCTTATTTGGAATCTGTTCAACAGAGACAGGGACTTTACGCATTTCAAGTTATTATGGATACCACAAACAATACTCCGGATCAAATAGACAGAAATATAATGGTGGGTAGTATTTATTTGCAACCAACTAGAGTGGCAGAATTTATACAACTTGATTTTAACATATTACCTACTGGAGTTAATTTTGCTCAATAATTGAAAAGAAAGATAAACATCAATAAATGAAAAATAGCACATTAATAAGAATTAAAGTCCCAAAAGCTCTGTACGAATCCGCACTTAGAAAAGCGCTTCTAGAAGCGAGCGATAAAGAATCCAAAGATGGCCACAAGAGTAAAAAATATGCAAAAGATGACGATTACGATAAAAAAGTAAAATCTCCTAATCCTGCAAAAAAACACAAGGATATAGAACCTAAAAAAGGTGGAGGGGCTTACAAGGGAAAGGCATTTGTTAAGGATGATGCTTACACAGAAAAAGCTAAGGTAAAGAAGAGCGAAATGAAATTAACTTCTAAAAAACCTCTTGCTGAAACTAAAAAAAAGAAAGTAGAGGAAAAAAAGAAAATAAAAGAGGATAGATCTTTTGCTCAAGACGCAGCGGAAACTAAAGTACTAAATCCAAACATTGCGCAGCACAAAATTTCTCAAATGTTTGAGAAAAAACCCGCCGGTAAAAATAAACACGATGATGAAGCAGCAGATAAAAAATTGGTAAAAAAGATGGTTAAATCGTCTGCACTAAAAGAAGACGCTGAAAGTTACTTTTGGATTCCCGCTGCCGCTGCTGGTCTTGGAATCGCAGGAACTGCGTTAAAATCCATCGTTTCCATCATGAAGAAAAATAATTTAAAAGGAATCGAAGGTTTGATGAAAGCTTTTGGTATTTTTAAACAAGACATAGGAAAAAGTCCCACTCACTTAAGTAAATTTTAACCGACACAGTATTTATACAAAAGAACAAATTAAATTATAACAGCTTATGCCAGTGTTGGATCCCAATGAAATAATGTTTACGAGTTTTGAACCAATTGTTCAGAACCGATTCGTTTTTTACGTAGACGGAATTCCGTCATACCTGATCAAGAAAGCTGATGCTCCAGGCGTTACTTTAGGTGAGATCAAAATCGAACACATCAACGTTTACCGTAAGTTAAAAGGTAAAGCAGAGTGGAAGGACATCGCCTTAGAATTATACAGTCCAATATCTCCATCAGGCCAACAAGCTGTGATGGAATGGGTGAGATTGCACCACGAATCAGTAACTGGTCGTGATGGCTATTCTGACTTCTATAAGAAAGACTGTAGCTTATCAATTTTGGGTCCAGTTGGGGACATAGTTTCCGAGTGGGTTATCAAAGGTGCATTCATCAAAGAAGCAGGATTTGGTTCTTACGATTGGGCAACAGCAGATCCCACAATGTTAACGCTGTCACTCGGAATGGATTTTTGTGAACTCAACTACTAAATTTAATTATTGACTAAAATATTTGAATTAAATTATTAACGAGAAGAAACCTCTGATATTTATTATAAAAGAGGTTTTTTTATGCTCGCAACTTATTTCAAAATAATTAGACAGGCCATCAAAGAAGGCAGATCAAAGGACGGAGAAACTTACTACGAAGCCCATCACATAATACCCAAATCTTTCGGCAAAAAGAGTTCAACAGTACTACTAACCGCAGACGAACACTACAGGGTCCACAAAATATTGGTGGAATGCTTCAAAGATCATTCGTTATACTCGTATAAAGTTTATTGGGCTTTTCACAGAATGTCCTACGACGGATCAAAGACGTTAACGGAACAAGAGTACAAAGAAGCCAGAGAGATTCTTATGCCCCTGTGGAAAATAAAGAAGTCAGCGTCTCACAGAAAAAACATATCCGCAAAACACAAAGGTAGAAAACAAATTATAAACCCAAGTACCGGGGAATTTAAACAAATAGAGGCCTCAGAATTAGATCAATATTTGGGCTTAGGATGGATCAATAGCAATAAAAGCGTAGGGACTAAAAGAACAGAAAAGACTAAAAAATTACAGTCAATTAAAGCCACAGAGTCTAAGTTAGGTAAAATAGGAGAAGAATCCAGGGCAAGTAAAGGAACTGTAATATGCGAAAATATTGAAACCGGAGAAAAAATAGAGGCAGGATCTGCTTATCAACTATCAAAAAAGTTAAACGTCAATTGTAGCGTAATACACGAAACTCTGAATAAAGATAAATACTCTAGAAAAGTTCCTCAAAAAACAACAAAAAGTAAATACTACAATTTCCTTCAGACCCATAAAATATATTATAAATAAAACTCTATATATATTTATTTAAAATTAAGATATGATTAAATTAGAGACTCTATTAAAAGAAATAATTGACCAATCACAGTATCAATCTAAATATGATACTTGGGAACTTGGTCTAATTAAAGCTTGGGGACATCTTTTATACCTTTCGTATCATAATATTCCAGATACAATTTCAAAAATAGTTGACGAAAAAATCACTAAAAAAACTTTTGAGGAGTACTATAGAAATGCAGACTCTGACGAAGATCTTCAAGATTGGATGAGTGATGAACCTCCAACAATGAATAAAGGCGTAGCAGTATTTGATAAAAATAGATTGTTTCAAATGATGACTTCTGTGGCGAATAAAACAAAACTGCAAGATCCGTTAATTATATATAGATACGATAATACTAATTATGATCAAGGTTGGAATTCATATACTGTAAATAAAAATGAATCAACCTACGGAGGAAAAGATAGGACTATGCGGTCTTATACACTACCTAAAGGATATCCTGTAATTTTTGCAGACGGAATTGCAGACGATGATGAAGTGATTGTCAATCTATCAGCAGCAGAAAAAGCAAAATTCATAAATAAATAGCTTTTCACCGCGGTCTTTTTTTATGTCTGAAAAAATTGTATTTGTATATTTATATTAAAACAAACAATTTATGTCAGATTTTAAATTTCCTACAGAAATAGTAGAACTACCTTCCAAAGGGCTTTTATACCCAAAAGAAAATCCCCTATCATCAGGTCAAGTAGAAATAAAGTACATGACGGCAAAGCACGAAGACATCTTAACAAACATGAACCTAGTTAAGTCAGGACTCGTTTTTGATAAACTTCTGCAGTCCCTGATAGTATCCAAAATTAATTACGATGATTTAACCATTGGAGATAAAAATGCTTTATTAGTTGCGGCAAGAGTTTTGGGTTACGGTAAAGATTATAAGATTAGTTACTTAAATAAAAACACAGGAGAGGAAGAGCCTTTTGTGATTGATCTTTCAAAAATAGAAAACAAAAAAGTAGATTATTCCATATTTCAAAATAAAAATGAATTTACTTTTACTCTTCCTAATACAAGTAACGAAGTGACTTTTAAATTGGCCACAAACGAAATAGAAAAGAAAATAGAATCGGAAATAGCAAGCAATAAAAAGATCAATATTTCTAGCCAAATTACCACAAGATTACGTCACGTTATAATCTCTATAAACGGAGATCGTGATCCAAAAACTATCAGATCTTTTGTTGATGACGGTCTAATAGCTTCAGACGCAAAAGCTTTAAGAGAATACATGAAAAACATTGCTCCTGATTTGGACATGACATTTACTTTCGTAGGATCGGATGGCTACACAGAGGAGGGTGTAGAAATACCTATGGGCTTTTCATTTTTTTACCCTAACTCCTAGTGATAGAGCTCGCATATTTCAAGAAATACACGAAATAGCATTCCACGGTAAAGGCGGATATTCATGGGATGTCGTATACGATATGCCCGTTTGGATCAGAAGATTTACCTATAATAGTATAAAGGACTATTACGACAAAGAGCGCCAAGAGTATGAGAAAGCTCAGGGCAAAAATACTATTACTTCAAAGTCAGATCTTAGATCGTTTAAAGATGCGCCAAATCAAAATGTTAACTTACCCAATTTTGTCTCTAGGGTAAAGTCTCGTAAAAAGTAGCTCTCATTGATATTTATATGAAATACGCACTAAATGGCAGAAGCTGGAGAAAATAAAAATCCTGGACAATTAAGAAAAGATTTAGCCGAACTCGAAAAACTTAAAAGAGAATTGGGTAAGGATTTTGATCTTAAAGCTTTTAAGGACGTAGAAAAGAATGCTTCAAATATTAAGCAACTTCTTAAAGACTGGAGAAATGAGTTTAGCGAGATAAATAGATATATAAAGGATCTAGGCTCGCAATTGAGAGAAGCGTGGAGAGATATTTCAAAAACAGAACGAGCAACAAAAGATATAGATAAAGCTTTCAAATCCATTGTGAATCTGTCAGATGAATTAAAATCAGATCAAGATGACATAATTCAACTTTCAGAAAGAGAGTTAAAAAGCATGCAACAAAAATTACAAAAAAATGTGCAAGCTTTAACTCAAGCTAGAGACGAATTGGCGGCTAAAAAAGAATTAAGTGCTAAGGAACTGGATTATTTCACAGAGATAAATTCTGCATTATCCGATGAACAAAGCTATTTTAAGAGGATTGAAGCTTTCATTTCTGCAAGACTTATAAAAGAAAAACAAATAACTCAACAACTCGGTTTGGCTGGTAATGCCATAAAAGCTTTAGGGGGAGTGATGGATAAATTGGGCGTAGGATCTTTACTCAAGATGGATGAAATCTCTGAAAAAATGAGAAAGGCCGCTGAAGAAAACAAAGGTAAATGGGGAGTTTTAGGGGCGGGAATAAAAGCTTCTTTTCTATCTATAGGCGAAGCGCTAACAGATCCTTTGGCCATATTAAAGGGAATATATGATATAACTTCAAAATTAGTAAGTCTTTCAATAAAATACCAAAGCAAACAATTTGAAGTGGCTTCAGCTTTGGGTTTAAGTGTAACGCAAGCAGCTAAATTACAAGCAGAATTCCAAAACATATCGATAAATTCAGGAAGAGCGTGGTTAACCAGTAAACAATTGGCTGAAGAGTACACAAAGATGACCGATCAAATGGGAATCTTGGAGCCCGCAAACGCAGAATTTTTAACAACTTCGTCTCAGCTCCAAAGAAGAATTGGCGCCAGCGCAGAAAGCATGGAAATGTTACAGGTTTTTGCTGCTAAGAATGGTGCTACTCTTTCTCAATCTTACGCGACTGTAGTTGGAATAGGTAAAGCGGAAGCAGGTAGATTAAAAATAAACATGAGCGAGAAACAGATACTGGAAGCCGTATCTAAAGTTTCGGCAACAATATTTAATAATTTTAACGGTAATTTAACGGCTTTAACTAAATCAGTTATTGAAGCTAAAAAAATGGGTACTACTTTGGATACAATTGCCAAAGCTGGAGATTCCATGTTGGACTTCGAATCAAGTATTTCTAAAGAATTTGAAGCTCAATTGTTAACAGGAAAAGATTTAAACCTATCAAAAGCTAGAGAGCTTGCGTTGAATCACGATACTGATGGTTTAATGAAAGAGTTGAACAGTAAAATGATGAGTTTTGGAGAATATAATAAGATGAATGTGCTCCAACAACAGTCATTTGCAGAAGCTTTAGGACTTTCTAAAGATCAATTAGACGAGATATATAGAACTCAACAAAAACAAAATGAATTAGGAAATTTAGCCGCGGCTTCTCAAGAAGAACAATACGATGCTTTGGTTAAAAGGGGACTAAAATTTGAAGATATATCTAAAATAATGGGTGAACAAGCGGCAGAAGACGCTAAAAAAGCATCTGTACAAGAAAAACAAGCAGCTTTACAAGAAAGAATAGCAGACGAAGTTGGAAGAATGACAGAAGGTTTGGCAAACGCTGCAAATAAAGTTTTAGAATTTTTAGGTAATATAGAAAATCTTAAAGGCACTTTGATTGCTGTTTCTACGGTAATAGGCGGAATAGTAGCTTATAGTGTAAGACAAAAAATGTTAGCGGCACAAACAGCCGTATTAGAAAGAGGAAAGTTACAAACTAAAATTACAGAACTTACGCTTGACGAAGAAGGGAATATATTAGATACTACTAGAAAAGTAACGACTACAGAACAACTTGCGCTCGATGAAGCAGATGCTAGTGCAAAATTGGTTTCGTGGCTTGGACCCATAGGATTAGGTTTAATACCAGTACTTTTAGCGACATTAGCGAGTATCTCCGCCGGCGGAAGCGGAGGAGGTGGTGGAGCTTCTATAAACGCTTCAGACATGGGAGGAATTAATCCAGTAAACACAAATACTCAAATTCCCTTAGCTTCATCTACTACGACAGTAGGAAATAAACCAATAGTAAATAACAATATTGCAGTTTATGTAGATCCTATATCGGGTAAAACTCTAACAAAAGTGATGAGTGAATCTCATACACCACTAATGGATCATCAATCAGGACACATAGGAGAATATATTAAAAATTAACAATGCCGAATCCGTCGCTATCAAATTTAAACCAACCAGGACCTCCTGCACCAACTTTTCCAAGATACGGTCAAAGAGTTGTGAGATTAGTTGATTTAAAAACTAATTTAAAAGATCTGAAATTTGGAATGGACAGAGTGGGTGGAGGAAATTCAGGTCAACCCTATGAAACTTTTCCCATACCGTCAAATTTAGCTACACCTCTTATAACTGATTATTGGCAGAATAATAATACGGGATTGGATTATCCCATAAGGGGAGGCTCTTTAACTGGAAATGCGGGAGATCTTAGTTATACTTTAGCTGCACAAATAGATAAAGATAGAATACAAAAATTTTTAAAAGACGCACCAAGAGGTCCACAATTTATACAAAAACAGTTGGGTTTGGTGGCTTCTAATCCGCTAATGGAAACAGGAGCCCCGTCTGCGGTTTTTAATGGATTGCAGGGATTATTGGGAGTCCTTATAGGTCAAGGCGGACAATTACCTTATACATCAACTGGGAATAATAACCAATACTATAACAAGGGAAGAAGTTTATTAGCTCAAGTAATTGCATCGGGAACTGGAATTCACATACCTTACGATGGCAGTGATGTACCAATAGATACAAATGCACGATATTATACAGACGTAGTGGGTCAACAAATATCTATTGGACCCGGTACAGATTTAACCCAAATAAATAGGTTATTAATGCTGCAAGTCAGCAAATTAATTTCAGGATTTTCAGCCAATCAAACAGTAGAACTTTCTGACAATGCAATAAGTTTGGGAATATCGGCTAAAACTTCTTTACTATTTGATTATCCTGGAGGTCCAGGATCTTCTTATGGAATAGGAAATACAACAATAGCTAGAGCAGTAAATAGTTCTGACGCTTACAATTTAACTGATAGTGATGTAACGAGTGATTTATTTCCAAACGTATTTACTATGACTTACGAGGACATAAGAAGTGCTCAAAATAATACAGCTGCAACTATTGCAAATAGTACAAGAACTAGAAATAGAAATTCTACTATACTTAATGATTTTAGGTACACGACAGGTGCTCCTTCTGGTAGTTATTTGTGGACGAAAAAACAAGGAGTTGATGTTAGATTTTATACTAGTGCATCTGTGGATAAGATGAATGCTGATATGACTAATTTAAAACTTGTGAGTGAAGATCCTTTTCAAAATATAGTCCAAGGAGCGGAAAATGATGATATGATAAAATTTGGTTTTGAGTGCATGAGCAATGATAATCCAGGTCAATCTGTGCCACTTTATTTTAGGGCTTTCCTAACCAGAGGAATTAGTGATAGTCATCAAGCAGAATTGAATTCATTTAAATACATGGGTAGGGGAGAAACTTTTCACACATATCAAGGGTTTAATAGATCGATAGGTTTTGGTTTTAAAATTGTAGCTTTTTCAAAGGACGAATTAATACCACTATACAATAAATTAAATTACTTAGTTTCTCAAGTATATCCGGACTACTCTAATAGCGGAATTATGAGAGCTCCTCTTGTTAAGGTTACCATAGGAGATTATTTATACAGAATGCCCGGTTTTTTAACTAATGTAAATTTATCGATCGAAGAAAATACAACATGGGAAACAAATTTAGATGGAAATTTTTATCAGCTTCCAAAAATGATAAATGTTGATATTGATTTTAAACCAATATTTAATGATCTTCCAAGAAGAAATACGATAGATTCAACATCTGGAGCTGTGACAGGATCCGCTATAATTGGATGGTCGGGAGGAAATAAAAATTACTATTTTATTAATCCACCAGTAGGTACAACAAAAACCGCAGATATAGTTCCATTGGAAAACGTTACACCCGCTCCAGGTTTTACTAGCTTTGCTTCTAATTTTTAATTGATAGAATAATGTACAATAGATATCAAAATACATCGACCACGAATTCTTACAATACGGGAAGTGTGTTGTATGTAAATAGCGTTTATCCTGACATTCCGCTATCCGACAATGATAGTTATGTTATAACCACTTTAGGTGATCGTTTAGATCTATTGTCACAAAATTATTACGGGGATGTTGATTTTTGGTGGATACTCGCATCAGCCAATTCACTTCCTGGAGATTCTATATATCCTCCCCCAGGTACACAATTAAGAATTCCATCGAATGTGTTACCAATTATCAATAGTTACAATCAAATAAATACAGTTAGGTAAATGGCTTTAGATAATAAAATAACTAATATACTGGGGGCAGCAATGCCGACTTGGTTAAAAAATCAATTATTTGCAAGATATACAGTTAACTCTTTAAGTCATAGGGATGATGATAATTTATTGTATTTAGCTAATAAAACTGCATGGATAAGAGTGGTGTCTTCCGTTAATGTTACAGCATCAGATCTAGATTATTTTAAAAATTTATTGGATCCAGAAATAAGAAGCACATTATCAGACATAACTAGTTTAGCAAAAAATTACATTCTTTACGGTGGAACTTCTAAATATTTAAATCCTTCTCAAAATAGTGCTCAATCTTTAAATCCCCCCAATTACCAATTAAGATCGGGTTTAAGTCCGGATGGATCCTACGGAATTTTAGGGTCTTCAGAAGTTCAAAATTATGGTTATAGACCAATGCCGGGAATTACTGACGCTAGAATAGAAACTCAAGGTAGATTGGGATCTGTTAGAATGGCTACTATTAATTTTAAAGTTTGGGATAAAATGCAATTAGACATAATCGACGCATTGTATTTTAAACTTGGGTATAGCATGTTAATAGAGTGGGGAAATACAGTTTTCACTAAACTTAATTTAACGAATAAAAATCCTATATACGATTATTCTGAATTATATTCTATAGATCCTTTTGCTCCCAATCAAACTAAAGAAAGTATAAATTTACAAATCACAAAAAATGTAAGATCCACAGAAGGAAATTATGATGCTATGCTTGGATTGGTGAGTAATTTTGATTTTAGTTATAATCAAGATGGGGGTTATGATTGTTCTTTACGAGTAATTGGATTGGGAACAATAGGAGAATCAATAAAAATAAATCACGATGCGACATTACCGGAAGTAGCAAAAGAACAGTTAAAAATATATGCTGAAACTTTAGCTCATTTGTTGGCTCAAGCAAATGCAAATGCAACAAATTCAGATATAGCACAAAAAAGCGCGGAACAACTATCTCAGATAAAAAATGCACAACAGCAAGGTAAATTACTATCTTACGACGATTTAACTAGTGCATCAAATAGTCCAATAACTATTTTACAATATTATACAGATTCTAAAGGGGGATATAATAAAGAATTTACTGAAAATGGAATTGATGGTAATTTATATTCAATCCAATCTATAAAAACAATTTTAGGGGATAGTAAAACTTATTTATCTGGTCAAAGTCAAAATCAATACAATACATTTGTAACAATAGATACATCTTATTTAAATAATATATTTAATCAAGCTTCTAAATGGTCTAATAATTATGGAGGATCTTTTTGGAGATATTTAATTGAACCTACGTCATCCTATGGTTCAGTTCAATTGGGAGGCGGATATTATATACAACCGTACGGCGGTGGATTTTTGGGTACTATTTCTGAAATAACTTCTGATTTCACAACATATAATACATATGAAGAATTATTAAAATCCTCATCACCAGGAAAATATCAACAAATAGAAATAGATATTCCAATGTTCGTCGGTCCGATATCTTCTCCAAGCCAAATAATATATAGCAGTGATATAGCGAATGCAGCTTCAGAAGGGTTAAATTCAAAACCAGACGATGCATATTTTTATGTGGCTTTAACACTAGCACAACAAAATGGAAGCCCTAAAATTCAATTGCTTGACGAAAGTTCAAATCCTGTACAACCGAATCTAGGAAATTTAATAAACAATACCACCCAAAATATACTAGGTCTGGGTGTTGATAACCCATTCATTTCAGCGCTTAGCCAAGGTAATTCATCAAACGAAAATTCTTTTGTAAAGATAGCTGATAGTTTTACTCAAAAGTTATACAGTGATAGTTTGTTGGGAGTTCCAATGATAAAAATGAATTTTGGGTCTGAATATAATTCTGGAAATTCTATTGAAGACACAATAGTTAATTTTTTAAATGCGCAACAAACAGACATAGATCATCAATTTTCTTTGGTTTCTTTGTCTATGAGCAAATTTAATTATAATAATGCGAATAATCAAAGGACTACCACAGTTGCTCCAAAATTATTCATGAAATATTCATTAACGGTTGATGTACCGTATTTTTATATAATTAAAAATTCTAACGCCTCTGAGGTTTTTACAAATGCAGTATCAAACGGAATTTATCAAAATACCCTTTATTCTAAAAAGGGTAAAATGAATATTTTCGTAAATATTGAAACTAACGATGTCGCCATAATAAACAAAGTAAGTTTTGCAAATGCTGCGGCGACACCTCCTGAACCTTCAGAATATGCGGAACAACAAGTTGGTTATCAAAAAGTAGAACCCGCAGCTGTGGATGAAGAAGCCATTGCAAATCAAGTTAAATACGCACTTCAATACCAATCTAATATAGAATTTTCTTTAAAATCTATAGAATTATATGCTTTAAATAAAGCATCTTCTAATTTTTACACAACAAATTCTGGATCTATATCCGATAAAAAAATATCTGTAGTTTCTTTAGCAGAATCAAAAAATAGATCATTTTTAACAAAATTATTTCAAGAGGGCGTGTTTAAAAATTTTATAGGAGATTTGGTTGATGATAAAATTACAGATGATAGTGGATTTGGACTTAATGAACAATATGTATCTTCTTTGAATAATGCAAAAGACGATGTAAAATTAAAAATATTTTCTAAGTACGGTTTTGCAAGCGGGATATTGGGTGGTCATGAACCGGGGCAAAATTCACAAAATCCCGATGGAATTTTCAAAGTGGATTATAAAGATTTATTAAAAACTTATGTTTTACCTTATAGCACAAATCCGTCTAACGAAGGAGATATACAGATTTTATTTCCAGTGTATATACAATTTGGATTTTTATTGATGTTATTAAATAATTTGTCAACAATTTACGATAGAACAATATCAGAAGTTTCTAATATTAAAGATCAAGTAGAAGTTGAAGGATCAACTACAAATTCTTCTAATAAAGTTATAAAACCTCTTACTTATATAGATTATAATCCAGAAACTAATTTGTGTTTATCTCAACCTACGCAATTTAGTACTAATGTATTTGATTTTTTAATTCCAATGCAAACTTCTTTAAATGATTATAAAAAAATATTTCCTCCTAATGTGTTAGATGGAAATTACATAAAAGCGCAATCAATATCTAAAAATACTGGAGATAATTTAAATACTCAAACGAAAACAAAATTATTTGATCCTAGTACTGATGATTTTATATCTAAAGATTTACCAAAATTCAGAATAGAATCTGGCAAAAATAGTGGAGTGTATAAAGGAAAAACTATGAAAATTTTAATATCTATTCAATATTTAATGGATACTATACAAGAATACACACAAAGTGATGGTACAAATAGTGTTTATTTAAAACCATTTATTGAAAGAATATTAAAAGATCTGAATAATTATTTTGGCACTTTAAATTCTTTTAGATTTGCGTATTTTGATTCCTCTAATACATTTGCTATAGTCGATGATCAAGTTCAACCCTTACCAGAGTCACAAAAAATGGTATCAAACGCTGTAAGTGATACTGCTATTAACATGTCTAATTCACCAAGCGACGAAATCCCGGTTTACGGAAAACAGTCTATAGCAAGAAGCATTAATATTAAAACTGAAGTTGGTACAAAATTGGGAAACATGATAGCAATATCTGCCAATTCAAATACTTCAGATCAGGCGGGTTTGGGAAAAAATGCAAGTAGTTTTGGTGTGTACAATACCCTTTATAAAGATAGGTATATCCCTGTTAAAAATGAAGATTCTAGTAAAATATCAAAAAATCCGTCGAATTCTCTAATAGATTCTGCCGTGTTGTTTAACAATACAATATATTCATTCTACGGAAAAGATTTTAAACCATCAAAAGAAAACATATCGCAAACTACAAATTTTTATATAAACGGAATAACAAAAGTACAAAATGAAGATCCAGTCACCCGCGCATCGACAATGATACCCGTTTCTGCGCATTTTTCTTTAGATGGTATTTCAGGATTTTATATGGGTCAAGCATTTACAATTCCTGAAATGATGTTACCGTACACCTACACTTCAGCGCGCCTGACTCAACAAACAAATAATCAGTTTACTCCCATATACAAAAAAGTTGGATTTGCCACTGTGGGAGTTACTCATAATATATCATCTAACACTTGGATCACTGAAATAAAAGGTCAAATGATTTTTTTAAAAAGAAAAGAGGATTTTTCTACTGGAAAATTGAATACATCGTATTCTCAAATAAATTCTCCTGTTTTGAATGATGATTCGACTTTAGCCATAGATAGTTTTAAAGGACTAAAAAATTATTCAAATTACCCTGCAGTGAATTCAAGTTTATATTCTAATATAAAATTAGGTGGAAGTACTTTTTTGGGAAATCCCATGAACGATGATATTAATCCTCAATTATTATCAGATGTTAATACTGCCGCTTTGAATTCTGGATTAATTGTGACTATCACGACCGCCATAACGGGCCATAAAATAGATACGAGCAGCGGAAATTTGAGCAGACATACCATAGGAAATGCAGTGGATGTTGCCATAATAAATGGAAATGCGGTAAGTCCAAGTAATACAGATGTTCCAAGTTTCGTTGAACAGTTGGTGATATTGGGTTACGTGGAAAATCCAGTTACGGGAGAATCGGGTCACCCAAAAGTTGTACTTACTTATCCATTCAAAGGTCATAGTACTCATGTTCACATATCAAATAAACCCTAATCATGCCAGTAAGATACTATCCAGCTTTTAAAATAATACCCAACCAAATTACTAAGGGGGGAGAATTTTATTTGAACGGTAAATCATACGTGGGCTTATACTACATCACCTACGATGGAAAGGTTTTTACCGGAGCAAATCCTGCGCTTGGACCAAACGAACCTTTACAAAATTCTGCTCCATTTGACGATTCAAATATTGGATTGTACGAATTGAGTAAAGTATCCAACAATACGCCTGGTTTTATAAATCAAATGATTAAAAGTACAAATTTAGTTTCCTCAGGAACTAAATCTTTAGTGTCGTATTTTCCAAATCCAATACAAAGCGATTACGATCTCGGTTACATACTTAGATATTTTGGTAAGCAGGTAAACAATAATGGATATGTAAAGGAAATTTCCCCACAGCAGTATCAGGACATTATTTCTGCAAATCCATCTTACGATATTTCCATGTTACAAGTGGCACAAATTGCGTGGAAATTGACCGGTCCACTAAATTCAATTAGGATAAGTCAATATGATGTTAGGGCGGGAATTATTGACACAAATAAAAGGTTGGTGGAAGCCACTAATGTCAATTTATTTGGATTGATTGATTTTATAGGTGGAAATTATTCTAAATTCTCGAAGCCCACCTCTTAAATAAATTTTACTTTATTATCTAATTTGTTTAAATTTGAACAAAATAGAGGTTGTATTGTGTATTTTATAGTAGAAACTAAAGATCAATTTGATTGTATGAAACCAAGTGAAGAATGTTTCATACAGTTAATATGCGGTAATGACAATTTTCATCCAAAATTATCCTATCCGAGCTTATTATATTATCACGACGGAAATAAAGGATACATTTTTCCATTTAAGCACTCGGAAACCTTTTCTCTGGATCTAAAAGATGTAGAAAATTTTTTATCCTCGCACAAAGTAATTTATTTACTGGATAAAAAATATCACTCTTATTTTTTAGATTTAAAAAATTCCGTGGATGTTAATTTTATAAGGTTGGATCAAACAAATAGTCATGAATTTGGAAATTGTAATACTATATTGCATAATAACTTTTATTCTAAATTTCACAAATTTCCTAATGTAAATGAATTAATTCCTGTTGCAAAACATTACGAAAAATGTCGATGTTTGTACGAATCTGTAAAGGGATTTTTTGGTCTTGAAGCTAATACTGATTTTCAAAATAGATTAATTTCAGCGTACGCTTCCGTAGAAAAAAATCCAATAAAAATTGATCAAGTAAAATTTGCATCAAAATATAAATTTGTAGAAGAGAATTATTCAAAAATTGGTGAATTTGTGCTATCTTATTATAATTTGTATAATTTAACAGAAAGACCAACAAATTCATTTAACGGAATAAATTTTTTGGCAATTCCGAAAAATAAAGATTTTAGAGAGTGTTTTATTTCTAGTAATGATTATTTTGTGGAGTTTGATTTCGACGCATACCATCTTAGATTGATTGGTAATTTGATAGGTCATGAGTGGAAAAATGCTTCAATTCATACGGAATTGGGCAGACTTTATTTTGATAAAGATGAACTCACCCAAGAAGAATATTTAGAATCGAAATCAATAACTTTTAAGCAGCTTTACGGAGGAATAAATCCTAAGTATATACATATAGACTTTTTTGCTAAGCTGGAATCTTACACTGAAGATCTTTGGGAGTCTTATAAAAAACAAAGAGCTGTTGCACTTCCCACGGGGAGAATCATAAAATATTCCCCTGAAATGAATAGATTGAAATTATTTAACTATCTAGTGCAGAATCTGGAGACTGTGGCCAATGTGTCAAGGATAGAACGTATAAACCAATATTTAATCGATAATAAGCTGTCCACGAAGCTCCTGTTAATCACCTATGACTCTTTTTTGTTTGATTTTAGCCTAAAAGATGGAAAGAATGTACTTTTGGACATAAAAAACATTTTGGAATCAGAAAATATGCTTGTTAAACACAAATATGGAATCAATTATTACCTCAACAAAATAAATTAATATTTATATTCAATAGTTATGAGCGAAGAAAAAACAGTTGAACTAACGCAAGATGCCCTCATGAATAGATTATTTTGTAGCTTTGTCGTTAAAGACGATTTGGACCAAAAAATAAGAGACATAAATAGAGAGTACAGGATAATGTACAAAAAAATATTTGTTCTGGAATCCCCGGAATCAAAGGAATTCATGTGCACTTATAATATAGAGGTAGATGAGAATAGAACAAAAATATTGGATAACACCATACTTTTACACCGAAAAAAAGAATCCAATACACTTTATACAATAAACGCTTTAAATACCCTAATTAAGTCCTTAAATGGTGGCAGATTAGATTCTAAATTCCCCATTCAGTGGGCCGATTATAAAAATTCAATTCTCCTAACCCAAGGGGATGAATTACGCAAGTTAAATACCAAGATATACAAAATAATAACTGTATAACTTGAATTTTATATTTTTTCTTTCTCCAGAATAGATTATATTCGATCAATAAAAACAACAAAAAGTCATGGATTTATCATCATTAAAAGCTCGTTTAGCAGCTTTACAAAACCCTCGTGGTGCGGGGAGAGGAGAATTAGTAAAAACTTTGTGGGCTCCATCAGTTGGAAAACATCAAGTGCGCATAGTTCCCTCAGCATACAACAAGTCAAATCCGTTTAAAGAATTGTATTTTCACTACGGAATTGGAAACAAAAATACAATGATCGCTTTATCCAATTTTGGAGAAAAAGATCCAATTGTGGAGTTTTCTCAAGGTCTTAGAAAATCTTCGATAAAAGAAGATTGGCAATTAGCCAAAAAATTGGAACCTAAAATGAGAGTGTACGCTCCTGTTATAGTTCGTGGTGAAGAAGACAAGGGAGTTTTACTTTGGGGATTTGGAAAGCAAGTGTATATGGATTTACTAGCTTTCACAGAGGATGAAGACATTGGCGATTTTACTGACCCCATTCAGGGACGAGACATCCTAATAGACGTTCAGGGAAAGGAAACTACTGGTTTGTCTTACAATACTTCTAGTGTGAGAGTTAGAACAAAGGCAACGCCTCTTTCAGATGATGCAGCAAAAGTGAAATTGTGGTTAACAACTCAGCCTGATCCCATGACTCAATTTAAAAAGTATACTTTTGAAGAAATGAAAAGTACTTTAATGTCCCATTTAAATCCTGAAGAGGAAATTAAACAAAACGCGGACTCTGTAGTTGTTAAGACGGAGGAGCAGGGAGATTTACCGTGGGAAAAAACTGAAGAGGCTATTAAGCCTAAGTTTTCTCTTAGTACCACTAAAACTACCATAGACTCTGAGATAGATAAGTTATTTGATTTTTAATGGGTTTTAAATATAAATGAGTTATGGCGAAAGCTCTTACTGGTAAGATATCGAATGCTATAAAAAGTGAATTCGATTTGGACAAATTTAAAAAATCAAAAAATTTGTCTTCATCATCTATAAAATTTAAGGATCCTAAATGGATACCTTTGTCTACTGCATTTCAAGAAACTTTGGAAATTCCTGGAATCCCAATGGGTCACATTACTTTATTGAGGGGACATTCTGACACTGGAAAAACTACTGCTCTTTTAGAAGCCGCGGTACAAGCACAAAAAATGAACGTACTCCCGGTGTTCATTATTACCGAAATGAAGTGGAGTTGGGATCACGCAAGACAAATGGGTTTACAATTTAATGAAGTTCCTGACGAAGACGGAGTAATTTCCGACTACAATGGATTTTTCATATACATTGACCGGGAAAAACTTCAGTGCATTGAGGATGTATCTGCTTTCATTTTGGACATATTGGATGAACAGAAAAAGGGAAATCTGCCCTACGATTTGTGCTTTTTTTGGGATTCTGTGGGTTCTATCCCTTGCAGATTGTCAATAGAGTCAAATAAGAATAATAACGAATGGAATGCGGGCGCAATGTCTCAACAGTTCGGAAATTTTGTGAATCAAAAGATAGTGATGTCCAGAAAAGAAAGCCAACAGTATACCAATACGTTTGTTGCTATAAATAAAGTGTGGGTTGCAAAACCTGAGACCATAATGAGTCAACCTAAAATGAAAAATAAAGGGGGCGATACCATGTATTTTGATTCGTCTCTAATAATCACTTTTGGAAACGTTACAAATCCAGGAACTAATAAAATAAAAGCCACAAAAAATGGTAAAGAGGTAGAATTTGCAAAGAGGACCAAATTATCTTGCGATAAAAATCACATAACCGGAGTTACTGCTACAGGCAAACTTATTATGACCGTCCATGGATTTATAAAGGATGATAAGAAGGATCTTGATAAATACAAAAAAGAACACAGCAAAGAGTGGTTACAAGTTTTAGGATCTAAAGATTTTGATGTGGTAGAAGAAGAGGATACAGACATTAAAGAAATTTTTGATCCACTAGATAACGAATAATGGAAGACAGATACAAAGAAATGTTGAAATCCTTGAAAGAGGATTCATCGATTGATAAAAAAGATCCATTAAAGCTTAACGATAGGGTTCTAATCATAGACTCTTTGAATTCTTTCATAAGATCTTTTGCAATAATCAATCACGTTAATAAACACGGTCACCACATTGGGGGATTGACCGGATATTTAAAATCCCTTGGTTATGCAATAAATTTAGTTAGGCCCACCAGGGTCATTCTAGTCTTTGATGGCCAGGGTGGGTCAACAAATAAAAGGTACATATACCCAGAATACAAAGCAAATAGGGGTTATCGCAGAGTCACAAATTGGGACCTTTTTGACAATCAAGAACAAGAGGCTGAATCCATAACAAATCAAATTCTAAGACTAATAGATTATTTGAAGTGCTTGCCGGTAGATCTTTTGTCTGTTGACAAAATAGAAGCCGATGATGTGATAGGATATTTAGTTGGAAAATTGCCTGGGGAAGTTACGATAGTTTCTAGCGATAGGGATTATTTACAACTTGTGAACGATAAAATTACAGTGTATTCCCCCATAAAGAAAAAGTTTTATCAACCAAAACAAGTTGTAGAAGAGTACGGAGTGACGCCACAGAATTTTTTAATGGAGAAGATATTAATGGGCGATAGTGGAGATAACGTTCCCGGAGTCAGAGGACTCGGTCAAAAAACTCTTTTGAAACACTATCCAGAACTTTCGTTTGATAAAATTTTTACTCTAAAAGAAGTTATTGAAAAGGCAGAGATTTCTAAGGGATCTATGTTTGAAAAAATACTAGCTTTTAAAAATCAATTGTTCATTAATGAAAAGCTAATGGACCTAAAAAATCCAAACATTCCTGAAGATTCTGTTATAACGATAGATCATGTACTTAAAAATCCCCATAAATCTTTTAGACCGAGGGAATTTGCTGAACTTTACGAAGAGGATGATTTGGGAAAGAGCATCAATAATTTGACATTGTGGCTTTTTGATAAATTTAACGAATTGGAAAAATACAAATAAAATGTATCAAGAAATAGAGGGAGATTTAATTAAATTAGCAAAAGAAGGAAATTTTGACGTGATAACTCATGGTTGTAATTGTTTGTGCAATATGGGAGCAGGAATAGCCGTAATGATGGCTCGAACTTTCGGTTGTAATACATTTCCTTTGGAAGAGCTTTCTACCGCTGGAGATGTAAATAAATTGGGACAAATAGATTTCAAGCTTATACCAGTAAAACCTGATAAAAAAGTATATGTTGTAAATTCTTATACACAAAGATTAGTTGGACCTAAATTAAAACCATTTGACTACGAAGCTTTGACATTGTGCATGAGGAAGATAAATTTAAGATTTTCAGGAAAACACATAGGTCTTCCTAAAATTGGCGCCGGTTTGGCAGGAGGGGATTGGGAAAAAATTAAAAATATTATTAAAACTGAATTGGTAGATTGCAAAGTAACAGTTGTTACTTATAAAATGTAAATAAATTATGGCAGTACTAAATACTTTACAAAGTTACGGTAACGGTTTTCAAATTAAGGTTTTATCGAGTTTATTAAAACATAAAGAGTTTTTGCAGAACGTAAACGATGTATTGGATTTGGAAATGTTTGATTCTCCTGCTCACAAGTGGATTGTGTCTGAAACTTTAAGGTATTACCAAAAATATCATACTACGCCGTCCACAGAATCGTTACAAGTCGAAGTTAAAAAAATAGACAACGAAATTTTAAAGGTTAGTGTCATAGACCAACTTAAAGAATCACTTAAAGCCACAAACGATGATAGGGAATACGTGGAGCAGGAATTTTCTAATTTTTGTAGGAACCAACAGTTAAAAAATGCGATATTGCAGTCTGTTAAATTGTTGGAAAGAGGTGAATACGAGGACATTCGTCACATAGTAAATACGGCAGCGAAGGCGGGCCAAGACAAAACAATAGGTCACGAGTACGAAAAAGATATGGAAACAAGGTATAGAACGGATCAAAGATCGCCGGTTGCAACACCGTGGGAAAATTTAAATAAACTATTGATGGGGGGCCTTGGCGTAGGAGATTTGGGATTGATATTCGGTAATCCTGGAGGAGGAAAGTGCATTGGACCAAATTCTATAATAGAAATAGAGTACGAAGAAATAGGAATTGACGTAAATAATAAAGGAAAGACAGCGACTATTTGGTTCGATTCTTTTGCGGAGTTTAATATAGATGGAATGCACATGTGGGGATACGAAGTAAAAAATTTCTTTGAATTTGTTGAGACCCAAAAACTAGGAGGATGATATTTATAATAAATTAAAATATTATGCAATTAGGATTAATTTGTGAAATATGTGGCCATCTAGAAAAGTACAATTTGCAGAATCATCTAAAAGACAGTCATTCATTAAAGACTAAAGAATATAAAAAATTATATCCAAAATCAAGATTAATGACGGGCCATAGTAATAGAACTATAGAATATTGGGTCTATAGAGGTTTTAGTTTGGAAGATGCCAAAAGTAAAGTAAAAGAGGTTCAAAGATCGTTTTTTTTATCAAGAATAGACAAACAGGCAAAAGGGGACGAATTACTAAAAAAAGATTTGCTTTCTATAAAACAGAAACAGGCATCACCCATTTGTATAGAACATTGGATGAAAAAGGGATTTTCTCATGAAGAATCAATTTTTCAAGTTAGTAAAATTCAATCTGTTAGAAGTTCAAAATCTTTAAAATTTACAGGCAAACACCACAGCAAAAAATCTATAGATCAAATACGCGCAAATTTAAAGCAACATATTTTAAACACAGATCCAAAAAAGTGGGTTAAGCATTTTGAAAACTATAAAGATAGTAGGTCTAAGTTAGAAATAGATTGTTTTAATCAGATAAAAAATTTATTTGAAAATACTGAATGCAATATTTCAATAGATCATTATATAACCGATATATTGATCAATAAAAAATTTATAATCGAGATATTTGGAGATTATTGGCATGCTAACCCCGCATTTTATAAAGAGGATGAAAAAATAAAACCCGGAATCGTAAAGGATATTTGGAAAAAAGACAATGAAAAAATAAATCATTATAAAAATTTGGGATACGAAGTTTTAATAATTTGGGAGAATGATTGGATTTCAAACAAAGAATTTGAATTAAATAGAGTAAAAAGTTATATATGTTAAAGACCAGAAAAGTCCAAAGAAAAATTTCGATAGAAAATTTATTCATGAAGTTGGCAATAGAGCCCAAGCCAAATAATGTTAGGCTGATTAATTTTCCTTTAAAGGTAAAGACTCCTTACGGCTACAAACAGATAGTCAATTTGTTTACTACTGAAAAACAAAAAAGAGTGACAACTTATTTTTCAAACGGGAAAACGCTGACCAGCTCAAATCATCACATGTTAAAGGTGGGCGAAGAGTGGAAAAAAATTGAAGATTTGGACGTGGGGGACTTAGTGACAACAGAAAAAGGAATAACAAAAATCACAAAAAAAGTTCATCTTAAAAAAGACAAAGTTCTTTACGACATGTCTGTTGATGAAGTTCACTGCTACTATTCAAACGGCATACTTTCTCACAACTCTTGGTGTTTAGTAAATTTGGGAGCCGCTGCAGTTAAGGCAGGATTTACAGTGTGTCACTACACGTTAGAACTCTCGGAAGACTACGTAGGTAAGAGGTACGATGCGATATTTACGGGCATCGATGCTCAACAAATTCACTTGCACAAGGACAAAGTTACTGCAGCGATAGAAAAATTACCAGGAAAGCTCATTATCAAAGAGTATCCTATGGGAAAAGTTGGGCCGGCCACGATAGAGTCTCACATTCAAAAGTGTAGGGACCTAAAGTATCCACCTGACTTGGTTATCATAGACTACGTGGATCTTTTAAAGAGCAAGACTAGATCGATAGATCCAAAAGACGCGATAGACGATGTGTATACTGCGGTAAAGGGAATGGCAAGGGAATTAAAAGTGCCGATATGGACAGTATCCCAAGTAAACCGATGCCATAATGTAGACGATAAAGTAGAAACTCCAAATGGCAAAGTTAGGATAGGAGACATTAGAATTGGAGATCAGATATTAACTCATAAAGGATTCAAAAAAGTCACTAAAGTTTATCCGGTTCAAAAACAACCTACCTATAGAATTAGATTGAAAAATGGTAAAGAAATAAATGTCTCTGCTAATCATATATTACCTACTCAGTATGGAAAGTTAAAATCTATAGCTACAGGTTTGATAGTTGGAAACAAACTTTTTATAAAAAAATAAAGATACTATATTAAACAAATGTAAAAACTTTATAAAAAAAGAAAATGAATAAACACGAACTGAATTCGAAAGACTTTGATCTTTCAGAGATAGAGAGCATAGAGTTGATAGGGTACACAGACACTGTGGACATAACAGTGGAAGACACCCACATGTTTTTTGCAAATGGAGTGTACAGCCATAATTCTGGAGCCCATAACGATGTTATTGAGGGAGACAAAGCTGCAGGATCCTACAACAAGATGATGATTGCGGACTTTGCCATGTCCTTGTCAAGAAAGCGGCAGGACAAGGTCAACGGCACGGGCAGGATCCACATAATGAAAAACAGGTACGGTGGAGACGGTATGACGTACAACGCAAAAGTTAATACCGGATACGGGAAAATAGAATTGAGTAATGACGAAATGGGTGAAGAAGAATTGACATTCGATACGGGCCAAAATTTTGATCGTAAACCCCAAATGATAAACAAATCTTCGTTTACCCAAGACGAAAAGAGCTATTTAAACGAAAAATTTGTTCAATTGATCGGAAAGTAGCAATCAATTTTATCTTAAAGGGTCATATTTATTAGAACAAAACAGACACCATGAGTTTCCTAATAGATATATTTAAAAAGTCCCCAAAGGGAGACGCTTTTAGACCACCCGCTGTACCCGATAAATATGCGGATAAAATTGCGGCCGCTAATGCAGGGGGCCCAAGTGTTCAAAATAACAATAAAGTTACTACAGCCACTCTTTCTAAATTGTCTAATGGATTCATTCCAAGCGATAATAATACTAGTAAGATTCCGTCTGCTTAATTAAAAATTACAATTTATTTACATGTCCGTAATAGAGTTAGTAACTCTAATGGCTTGCCTATTGCTTAAAAACATTAAAATTTAAATAATGTCCATTTTTGATAAGAGGGTAGCATTTAAACCATTTGAATACCCCGAGTTGTACGATTTTGTAGACACTATTAATCATAGTTATTGGATTCATACTGAGTATTCTTACGATTCCGACGTTCAAGATTTTAAAGTTAATTTAAATAAGGTAGAAAAAAATGCTGTAAAAAATGCTATGTTAGCAGTTTCGCAGATAGAGGTAAATGTTAAGAGATTTTGGAGCAATTTATACAATCAATTTCCAAAACCAGAATTCGACGCTTTAGGAAATACTTTTGGAGAATCAGAAGTCAGACATAGTAGAGCTTATAGTCATGTACTCGAATTATTGGGTTTTAACACAGCATTTGACGAGTTACTCTATAATCCAGTCATTCAGGGTAGAATAGATTATTTAAATAAGTACTTAAAAAACGCGGGATCAAATAATAAAGAACTTTATACACTTACCCTAACGCTATTTTCCCTATTTGTTGAAAATTGCTCTCTCTTCAGTCAATTTTTCATACTAAAATCATTTAATAAACAAAAAAATACTTTTAAAGGCATTGATAATGTAATCGCGGCAACGATGAAAGAAGAAAAACTTCATGCAATGGCCGGAGCTTACATAATCAATTTAATTAAAAAGGAGAATTCTGACTGGTTCAATGAGGATTTTTACAAAACTATAGAAAGGGCTTGTAAAAAAGCATACGCAGCAGAAGAAAAAATAATTGATTGGATATTTGAGCTCGGAGAACTTTCTTTTTTACCGAAAACTGTAGTTTTGGAATTCACTAAAAATAGGTTTAACGAATCACTAAAAATGATTGGAGCCACACCTATATTTGAAATAGACAAAGATTTAATTAAAGAATCACAGTGGTTTGATGTAGAAAGCGATTCTGAAACTCACACTGATTTTTTTCATAAAACTCCGACTGCTTATTTAAAAAAGGCTCAATCTATCACCGAAACGGACATTTTTTAATAATAAAACAAATTTTAATTCATAGATGAAGATCAAATGGTTAAATAAATATTCAAAAGCTTTTTTGGAAAAAGATTATCTTCTACCTGGGCAAACTGTACAAGAGAGAATAAAAATAATTGGAGACTCAGCAGAGAAAATTTTAAAGGTACCTGGTTACAGCGAAAAATTACAAAAATATATATCCAATGGTTGGATAAGTTTAAGTACTCCCATTTGGACTAATTTTGGAACCGATAGGGGATTACCGATTAGTTGCTTTGGTGTATATGTAAGCGATAGCGTAGAAAGTATTCTTAGTTCTGTTGCGGAAATAGGTACCATGAGTAAGTTTGGAGGCGGAACTTCTGGATATTTTGGAGCTTTAAGGGGTCGAGGAAGCGTGATTAAGAATAATGGTCATAGCAATGGTTCTAAAGCTTTTTTGGAATTGTTTCAAGCATGCTCGCAATCAATGAATCAAGGATCAGTAAGACGCGGGTATTTTTCAGGGTATCAAGACATAGAACATCCAGACATAGAAGAGTGGTTAAATATTCGTGCAGAGGGAGATCCAATACAACACATTACTTGGGGGGTTTGCGTTTCCACCAAGTGGATAGAAGAAATGAAAGCAGGAGACGCCAGTAAAAGAAAGTTATGGGCGAAAGTAATACAGAAAAAATTTGAAACTGGGCTTCCTTATATATTTTTTACTGATAATGCAAACAATCACGAATCGACCCCCGAAGTCTATAGGGGTAAAAATGTTTTAAAAGCTTCTCAAATGTGTCTTGCTGAGAATTCAATAGTCACTATTATTTTTGATGGAGAACAACACAAAGTTGATATAAAAACTGCAATTGAGTTATTCAAGTCTGGACAAGAGATACTGGTTAAATCATATTGTATAGAATCAGACGAGGTTGAATTCACAAAAATCCTAAATGGAGCTTTGATGAATAAGGAAGCTGAAGTATTGACTATAGAAGATGAGGAAACAGGAAAGAGTATAATTTGTACACCGGAACACCAAGTATATACTGTAAATAGAGGATATGTGATGGCCAAAGACTTAAAAGAAGATGATATTTTAAAAATACTTAAATAGCCTGTGCACATCTTTGATTTTTTCATATTTATCATAAATGGAAAAATCAAGACAAGTGAAAAAATCAAGACGCAAAAAAGTATCGATATCTACTTTATTAAAAAGTGAAGAATTTTATAGTTGTTTTAACAAAGATTTAATAGATTATTTAAAGAGTAGCATACAAGATGATTTACAGGTGTGTAAAGCTCTAAACTATTTAATGCATAAAGGCGTATTAGATTATAAAACTTTTTTGGAAAAATATTCTATAAACAACAGTGTTAAAATTTGGAGCAAAAAGGGATACTTTGTATGGGAAAAACATCTTGTTAATTACATGAAGGGAAGTTCCCTAAGAGGAAAAAAACAAACAAAAGATTGGGTAGATAAAATGAGGGTGTGGTCTACTAAGTATCATGAGAATAGAAGCCAAAGTCATAAAGACAAACTTGCTGAGCATAACAGAAGTTTAGAATTTAAAAAAACGTATTTAACTAATCATGGAATAGACATAAATGGCAAGAATGTTGAAGAAGTGATTAATTTGTACGGTAAACACCTATCTGATGTAAGAAAAAGTGCAAAATATAAAATTTCTTGCATAAAAAAATTCATGGTTAGTAAAAAGTATCCAAACGAACTTTTGCACTCTGATTTTGTTAAAAAGTATGAAAACGTAGAAATTGATGAAACTAATTACGTTTCTATTTCATCAGAGACGGCGAGCATTATAAGTACTGTTGCAATGACTAGAAATGAAAATATGGGTCAGACTAAATTTTTCAAAACTGGTTACATAAAAGTGAAACATTGCAAAAATAAAACATTGATTCGTTATAGAAGTTCTTGGGAGTTATCAACTATAAATTTTTTGGAGAACAATAAAATACAGTATGAGTATGAACCTTTCTATATAAGAAGATTAGATGGCAAAACATACTTACCAGATTTTTTAATTTTGATAAACAATGAACTAATTCTATTGGAAATTAAAGGATTTATAAGAGGTAAAAGTGGAAAGGAAAATGAGCAAATTAAAATTGATTCAGCAATCGAGTATTGTAAATTAAACAACATAAGATTTATATACTTAAAAAACCATTAACTAACATAAATCAAATTTTAAATTAAAATGGGATTAAAAATAAGAAAAGAAAAAATAAAAATACCAGTTTATGATATTACTGTTGAAAAAAATCATAATTTCTATGCTAATGATATATTAGTACACAATTGTACGGAAATCATGCTTCCCTCTGACGTAGACAATTCTTTTGTGTGCGATTTGGGTTCGTTAAATGATTTTTATTACGAAGATTGGAAGGACACAGATTGTGTTGAAGTAATTACTTTTTTACTTGATGCGGCTATGACAGAATTCATAGAGAAGGCATCAAAAATAAAATTTTTAGAAAGATCGGCTAACTTTGCTATAAAGCACAGAGCTTTAGGAATAGGTCGTTTAGGGTACCATTCTCTTTTACAGAGTAAAATGATTCCTTTTGAAAGTTTACAAGCAAGAGAAATAAATTTAGAAATTCAAAGAAACATACAAGAAAATTCTTTGGCAGCTTCTAAAAAATTGGCGGATTTATTTGGAGAGTGCGAAATGACAAAAGGTTTGGGAAGAAGAAATACTACCACCCAAGCAATCGCACCAACCACATCTTCGTCTTTCATTATGCAAGTTTCTCAAGGTATAGAACCATGGATGAGCAACTATATGATCAAAGATTTATCAAAGGGAAAATTTGTGATCAAAAACGTTTTTTTGGAAAAACTGCTTGAGTCAAAGGGAAAGAATACTGAAGAAATTTGGGAAAGCATACAAAAACAACAGGGCAGTGTTCTTCACTTGGATTTTTTGACAGAAGCCGAAAAAATGGTGTTTAAAACCGCTAGGGAAATTTCTCAAACAGAAATCATTGTACAAGCAGCTCAAAGACAAAAATACATAGATCAAGGACAATCTTTAAATTTATTTATTACGGCAGACACAAAGGCTAAAGAAGTAAACGAACTTATGCTTTTGGCCCACAGCATGGGTATAAAATCCCTTTACTATCAACACAATACCAGCGCAGCAAGTACTTTTGCAAAAAATTTTAACTACTGTGTGTCTTGCGAATAGTTACTTACAAATTAAATTTTAAAGTTAATGAATTTTTAAATAAATTTAATACATGACAGTAGAACATTTTTATTTATTGATAATTGCTTTGTTATTAATCATTCAAGTGTACCAACACGGAATGATTGTTAGGGCACACAAAGAAATTTCAAAACTTTGGGAACAGATTTCTATTTTTTCAGTGATTACATCAAGAACCCTGACAAGCATCATGATGACAAAAAAACAGGAAGATGACGCACAAAAAAAGGAATAATGATTTTAGTGGTTTGGGAGATTCTATCGCAAGATTTACATCATTAACTGGAATTGATAAAGCTTTTAAAAAATTTTTAGGGATTTTTGGAATTCAAGATTGCGGTTGTGAAAGAAGAAGAGATAAATTAAATCAAAAGTTTCCTTACAAATCTGGAAATTGAGTTATATTAATGGAAAAGAGTTACGCACTTGTTAATACCAAGCAATTGGTTATTGAGATGGCTCATCACATAACTGAGCACGATCTTATCGCTTTCGATACTGAGACCACATCCCTAAATCCAAGAAAGGGAGAAATCATAGGGTGGTCAATTTCAGGCGACCCTGGAAATGGTTATTATTTACCCACGAAGTACTATTCGGACGGAGAATTAAAGGATTCTTATATAGAGGGGAAAAAAGCTTACGATATATCTGTGAAGCTTTTGACAATGCTGATTGGAAAAAAACTGATCGCGCATAATGCCTCTTTCGATACTCGATTTATCAAAAATTATTTTAATGTAGATTTGTTACCGTCTTTGCATGCTGACACGATGCTCCTTGTTCACACAGTAAATGAAGAGGGGGCAGGATTTGGTACAAACGCCCCATTTGCTTTGAAAAGCATAGCTAAAATGATACAGTCAGAGCTAGGTTTGGATGTGGATAAAGCTGCAAATGAAGAGCAAATTGCTCTTAAAGAATCCATAAAAAAGAATGGGGGTACTGTTACAAGGGCTAGTTACGAAATTTGGAAAGCGGACATAGAAATACTTTCTGAATACGCAGCTGCAGATACTGATTTGACGTTAAGAATATACAATCACTTTGCGAAGGATTTAAAAGAACAGGGATTGGAAGAATTTTTTTTCATAGACGAAGTGATGCCTCTTTATAAAGAAGTGACTATACCCATGGAGGAAAAGGGAGTTAAATTGGACATGGATTTAATTAAAAAGACCAGAGATGAAGTGTCCGTGGCTCTTGAGGAGCACAGGAAGAAGGTCATAGAACAGTTATTGAGTTACTCAGAGGTCAAACACTGGATCATGATAAAAGCTGCGGGTGCGTTTCCTGCGAGCAATAGGGGTGCGTTCGCATGCGAACTAATAGACCAAATGGAAATAGAATTTCCAAAAGCAGTCACTGGCAAATATTCAATAACTAATCCAAACATATTAAGAATACCAGATTCTTCGCTTAAACAGTTTTTATTGCACGGTGATCCTCAAATTCTGGATAAAGACACTATTTTAAAAGTACAATTAAAACTTTGGAAAGATTCAAACGACGGTCAATGGTTTAACTTACAATCAAAAGACCAGATGGGTGAAATAGCCTTCGGCGCGCTTGGAATAAAATATAAATCTGTTACAAAAACTGGAAAACCCCAGTTTGATGATGACATGATACAAATTATAGGTGATACAGAAGAGTGGGCAAAAAATTTAAGAATTTATAATAAGTTATTAAAAATTAAATCCACTTACATAGAAAGATTTTTAGAGGGAGAAGAAAACGGTAGATACTATTTTTATTACAAACAACATGGAACAGTTTCCGGAAGATACGGGTCAGATGCACAGCAGTTACCAAGACCTAAAGAGGACGGTGATGAAGATCCCATAGTGATAGAATTCAACAATCGTGTGAGAACATTCTTCATTCCTGACGAACACAATATATTCATAGACGATGATTATGCTTCTCTTGAACCAAGCGTTTTTGCCCACGTATCCGGAGACAATGGATTGATGGACATTTTTAAGAACGGTTGGGATTTTTATTCAACCATTGCAATTCAAACCGAAAAATTGTACGATTATTCTCCCGATAAAAAGGCTGATAACTTTTTAAGGAAGCACAAACCAAAAGTAAGAAATAAAGCAAAAGCGTACGCTCTTGGAATACCTTACGGAATGGGAGCGTACGCTTTGGGTAAGAATTTGGAAATTTCAACCAAAGAAGCAAAAAAATTGGTCGATAGTTACCTAAAAGGATTTCCAGAACTTGAGAAGTGGATGAGGAGATCTGAAAATGATGCTAGAACTTTGGGTTACATAAAAACTCAAGTGGGTAGAATAAGGCATTTACCAAAAGTTAAAGCCATTTACGAACAAATTGGGGATACAATGCTTGATTACAACATCAAAAAACAGCTCTCTTACAGTCACGGCGAACAAGCAATTAAAAATATTTCTAGGGATTTTGTTAACGGTCTTAATAACGCAAAAAATGTACAGATACAGGGCCTATCGGCTTCTATAGTTAATCGGGCTGCCCTAGCGATTAATAGAAGATTTAAATCAGTTGGTATAAATGGTTGGGTGTGCGCCCAAGTTCATGACCAGATAATATGCGAAGTTGAATACGATAGACGAGAAGAAGCGGCCAAAATAGTTCAAGATTGTATGGAAAATACCACAAAATTAAATGTGCCTTTATTTGCAGTACCATCAATAGCAAAAAATTGGAAAGAGGGTCACTAACTGTATATTTATAGACGTAAAACCTTGTGATTAATGCTCTAGTGCTATTTAAGCATTCGAGTTGGAGTAAACAACCAACGAATAGAGAATTATATAACAAACTAAAATAAGGAAACAAAAAATGAAAGAAACAAACAAACTGGATTTCTACAATCCAATGGCGTACGTAACAAAACGTAAGCAAAGAGTAAAACAGTTCGGTGATATGGTCTATCTATCGAACAACGAAGAGTTCGAAATAGAACTTTTTAATCCCCTTTCAACCCACGTATTGGCAAAAATTAAACTAGAAGGTAAATACATTTCAGGCGGTGGAATAGTTGTACGTCCTGGTGAAAGGGTTTTTCTAGAAAGGTACTTGGATGACAACAAAAAATTTGTCTTTAAAACTTATGAAGTGGGACAAGACGCAGTCGCTCATGGGGCCATCTTAAATAACGACGCACTGCAAATAGAGTTTTACGATGAGGAAACGTATTACGCAGCTCCCAACAATCAATCCACACCTTGGGTGTTCCACAATTATTTAAATGGAGTTAACCCAAGCTACACCAATGATTTTTTCTATAGTACTTCTGGTGGTAGTACTTTAAATTTAGATGTGTCTTATAAAAACCCACTTAATAGTACTCTCACAAGCACAATTTCAGTTGGTAATGCTTCTACTAACGTCTTAGGTTATAATCAGAACGGATACGCTCTGGGTAAAGCAAGGAGTAAATCATCTACGGAAGACGGTCTTATGAGACAAAAAACCGTAGAAACAGGCACTGTGGAAAAGGGAAGTATTTCCGGTCAACAATTTAGCCAGTCGAGTCGAGAGTTCAATTTGTATGCGCGTTGCGTTACAACTTGGAAAATTTTACCAATTTCCCAGAAAAAAATCACAGCCGATGAATTAAATTCTGTTTTTTGCGTTGAGTGCGGGGCAAAAAAGAAAAAAGAATCTCACAAATTCTGCCCGCACTGCGGAAATAGATACTAAAATAATTAATCGCAAGGTTTACAAAAAAGGGGAGCAAAAAAGCTCCTTTTTTTATGTAACTTGAAAAATAAATTTCTTTTTGGATTGTCAACTTTATATATTTATAATTGAATAAAAACCGGTACTTGATGGGCCGAAGGTTACGAAAAATAATTATTTAACCGTTCACCGACAGGGAACACAAAACTTAACAACCATGACCATTAGAGCATTGGATTTGGGTCCTTTTGATTTATTGTGGAGGGACCTATTTGAATTGGATTCTCACTTTTCTTCGATCGCACAAAAAATTTCTCACCCGACTGACATTTACGAGTCTGAAGACGGACTTGTTTTAGAGATCGCGGCAGTTGGATTGGAAAAGGACGACATAGAAATATTAGTTAATGGCGATCAACTTCACATCAGATATAAAAAACCCCTAGTGGAAGAAAAATCTTATCACTACAAGGGAATCAAAAAATCTTCATTCGATTTGGGTTGGAAAATAGCCCCAAAATTTGATCTTGGTAAACTTGAAGCTTCCCTTGATAAGGGACTTTTAAAATTGGTTCTTCCATTGGCGGAGCCTAAAGAGCCAAACGTAAAGAAAATAGACATTAAAACTCCAAAACAACTCCTAAAGGGGTAATTTAAATTCGCCCATCAAGTAACGGTTATGTTTTCGATTGTAAAAAATTTTATAAGAGTAAACGATAGTCTTTTTTTGGTTAAAAAAACCTACAGAGAAGAGACAATCAAAAACGTGGACGGTGTCAAAGAATTCACCGGTAGCGATCATGTCTTTAAAAATGACGGAATTCTGTATTTCTGTGAAAGGATACAGGAGCTGGAAATAGAGGTCGAATCCACTCCAATTTTAGAAACACCATTAATAGAAGAAAAAAAAGATGAGTAAATTAAACCCAAAAAACGGTTTCGTTGTTTTGAAACCGATCGAAGAACAAGAACAAACTTACGGAAACATAGTCATCCCGGATTTAGGCAAAGAACGCCCTGAAATGGGCGAAGTCATCGCTACAAGTCAGACCTACAATTGGCATAGGGGGGAGTTTGTTGATTCTCAATTGAGCGTGGGACAAAAAGTTCTCATTCCAAAAATGGGAACAGCAAAAATTTCTGTAGCTGGAGAGGATTATTTTATCACCAAGGACACGGAAGTTTTGGCCGTGGTTGAAAATTAAAAATCATGAGCAAAATTAGGGTTATCGAAAAAAAAGAAACGCAAAGTAGATTTCATTGCAGCATTTGTAACGTCGAAACAACAGATATTGAAGATCAATATTTGCAGGGTCACGATCACATTTATTGTGTGGTTGATAACGAAATGAGATCGAAGGAAAAGAAATTGAATAAAAAATTAAACAGAAAAAAAAATTATGAGTAAAACCCAATTTGTCCACGGACAAGAATTGAAAGAAAAATTGTTATCGGGAATAATTAAGTTGAACACTGCTGTTAGTTCAACTTTGGGACCTGGCGGTAGGACTGTTTTGATAAATGATCAATACGGAGAGGTCAGAGTCAGTAAGGACGGCGTGTCAGTCGCAAAGGCCTTTGGTGAATTAGAGGACCCGATAGAGACAATCGGTGCTAACCTAGTGAAACAGGTTAGCATAAAATCCGCAAACGAGGCGGGAGACGGTACCACGACTTCTACGTTATTGGCCACGAAAATAGTAGAAGAGGGATTAAAAAACATAAGACAGGGGACAAACGCGATCGAAATCAAATTGGCCATAGATAAGGTTGTTGACGCAGTAATTTTGGGAGTTAAAAGCAAATCGGTTGAAGTATCTTCGCAAGAACAAATCAAACAAGTTGCCACCATTTCAGGCAATAACGACGAAGAGGTGGGTAACTTAATAGCGACCGCGATAGAAAAAGTTGGTCGCGAGGGCATAGTCACAATAGAGGAATCAAAATCAGGTGAAACTAGCTTAGAAGTCGTTGAGGGAATGCAATTCGATCGCGGTTATAAATCCCCCTACTTTGTTACCAATAACACAAACATGCAGTGCGGACTTGAAAATCCCTACGTGTTAATTTACGACGGCAGAATATCATCAGCGCAAGAACTTTTGCAGGTATTGAACAAGGTCAACGCTGAGAACAGATCCCTTTTGATGATTTCTGAGGACATAGGAGAAGAAGCTCTTGCCACTCTGATAGTAAACAAAATGAGGGGAATCGTGCAAGTGTGCGCGGTAAAAGCACCCGATTTTGGAGAGAGGAAAACCTTGATCTTGGAGGACATAGCAATTCTTACGGGGGGTCAAGTAATATCAAAGGACAAAGGCCACAAATTGGACAAGTTAACTTCGCTTCAATTAGATAGTTTTTTGGGCAAGGCAAGATTGGCAACGATTTCCAAGGAGGAAACCACCATCGTTGATGGTAAGGGAGAAGAAGCATCGATAGTCAAAAGAGCGGAAGAGATAAAGGAACAAATAGAAAAGGCAAGTTCTTTTTACGAAAAAGAAAAATTGCAAGAAAGACTTGGAAAATTGGTGGGTGGAGTTGCAATCATTAACGTAGGAGGAAACTCAGAAGTTGAAATAAAAGAGAAGAGAGACAGGGTAGAAGATGCGCTGTACGCCACTAAGGCAGCTCTTGCGGACGGAATAGTTGCGGGCGGCGGAATGGCCCTTTACAAAGCTGTTCAAACTTTATTGAGTCCAGAAATTGGTCCTGAGGCCATTGCTCACGACATTGTCAAAAAAGCCTGCGAATCTCCGTTTAGAACCATACTCGCAAACACAGGCAGGGAAAATTGGTACGAGATCGCACAAAAAGTTTTAGATCAAGATTCTTCAACTGGTAACGAAAAATCCGCTACTTACGACGCAAAAAGGGGAAAGGTGGTCGATTCCATAGAAGAGGGGTTGATAGACCCATGTAAAGTGGTAATTACCGCATTGAAGAACGCTGCTTCAGTTGCTGGGACCATACTAACCACGGAAAGCGTAATTTTTGAAAAGAAATCGAAGGACGAAAAAGAATCAGTAAATCCCATGATGGGAATGTAAAAAATTCATAATTTTAAGGGGGGCACAATGCACCCCCTTTTTTTGATTTTACTTAAAAGATAGATTTCCAAAATAGAAAACGTTTAATTACATTTATATTTAATAAGCAGTTATGAAAATAGGATTAATTTCCATGATGGGACCCGTTGGTACCACCCTAAATTCGCATGGCGGTGGGTACGGTTTAATTCAAACCAAAATGTTAAGAGACGAGTACCCATTGGATGATGTTGCAGTCAATCCAGATCCCAGTGATTGGGAAGATTACGACATACTTTACGTTTGCGAGGGAGTGAATTTTGTGCCCGGAGTTTTTAATATCCCAGGGGGTCCAAAGCCAATTCATTACGAAAAAATGAAAGCGATCGCAAACTACCCGGGCGAAATACTTTTTTCAAACACCATGTTTGATTTTGAACTATTTAACAGGAGATTAAAAATACCCAATTTACAATTACCCGAGGTGCACGACATTGCTTGGTACGAAACTTTTTACTCTCACGGTATGAAGAATAAGTTAGGTGTGATAGGGGATTCTCATGTGCTGTCCGTTTGGAGACCTGGATATTCTTTGGATTTCACGACTGGAAGAACTTTACATGGATTTTTAAGAAGAGAATCAGCGGAAGAGATTAACAGCAGGTTTGATCAAACTACTACTTATTTTATGAATATCGATATTAGATTCCATCTAATGAGACAAGTGAATCCAAAAGATGCAACTAAAGATTTAATTGGTAGATATGTTGATTTTTCCAGGAGATTGAAAAATAATACTATAGTTGAACCACTTCCAATAGAACACGAATCTAGAAAAATTTCTGGAACTAGATTGTATAAAAAACAACCATTCTTTGGAACTAGAGAAGAGAGAATGGAGATACGACAAATAGCTGTAGAAATAATAAGAAATTCAGGTCAGAAATATATATCCTGGCCAGAAGATTGGATTGATTTAGACGGAACTAAAATGTTGGATATATTAGAAAGTCGCCAATCTGTTCACTTAAAACCTCGATATTACCCGTTTTTAAATGAAATCTTAGGTTAATGAATATTTATAGTATATGAAATAACTATGAATTATAAAAAAATCTACGAAGATATTTGTAAAAGAGCAAAGAACGAATTAAATATTAGAAAAAATAAAAAAAAACTTGGAGAGTATTATGAAGGTCATCATATAGTTCCAAAATGTTTAGGAGGAACAGGATGGCCTACTCAATACGATCATTCAAATATAGCTTTATTAACCGCTAGAGAACATTTTTTATGCCATTGGCTATTACATGAAATTTATCCTGAGAATTATAAGTTAGCAAAAGCATTTAGCATGTTGTGCAGTGTAAAAGATAAAAATCAAGTTAGATATGTGCCTAGTAGTAGAATAATCGAATACGCCAAAATAAAAAGTTCTATTTTACATTCTAGCTATATGAAAAATAAATTTTGGTCAGACGAAATGAAAGATCGCATGTCTAAAATTCACAGAGGAAAAAAACATTCATTAGAAACTAAAAAAATAATGAGTGAAAAAGCTAAAAATATTTCAGACGATTTAAGAGAATCTAGAAGACTTAGAGGGCTAAGTATAAATAATCCAGCTAAAAGATTAGATGTTCAGAAAAAAATGAAATATAAAGCGCTAAACAGAAAGAAAGTATGCTGTCCTTATTGTGATAAAGAAGGGGCGATAAATCAAATGAAACAATGGCATTTTGAAAATTGTAAAAATAAAAATAATAATACTATCTGTTTTTAAATAAAAAATATGAGATTTGAAATTACGACGGATACTTCAAATAAAGACCTTCCAGAAGGAATGGACTATCACGAGGCAAAGAAGTATTATTTAAAAATGTATGGTCACGGGTTTAAATCAAAAATGCCACCCCCGGTGGTTGAACCATTTGAGGACAAATTTATAATTCGATGCGATAAATCTCTCGCCGGATTTAAAGCGTTTGCTGCCGAAAAAGTGATAGCAGAGTGTCCACTGGATACATTTGTTTACGTGGCGCCAAGGGTAGGTCACGCACCTGAAGCAATCGCAAATTTGGCGCAATTATACGGTAAGAAAGCCGTATTTTTTGCTCCGGCTTCAAAGGAAGTGTCAAAGCACCAGGCGGTGGTAATAGCCTACGGAGCCGAACTCAGGTTCGTTAAAACTCCCGCGATGCCAACTATAAACATTTACGCAAAAAGGTGGGCGGAAAAACACGGAGCTCAATACTTGAACTTTGGGCTTTCTGGAATTCCTGCTGTTACAGCTGGAATAGTTAACTTTGCCCACGGACTAAAAGAACCACCGGAATTTTGGTGCGCAGTTTCTACGGGTACCATGATACGTGGACTTGAAATTGGCTGGCCGAACGCCATTCCTTACGGCATCGCGGTAGCAAGAAATTTAAAGAGCGGAGAGATCGGAAGGGCTATAGTGGAAAGTGCGACAGTTCCGTTTTTGAAACCGGTAAAACCTGAAAAATTACCACCGTTTCCTACAACGGCCACCTACGATGCAAAAGCGTTTGAAGTCTTTAAAGAGAGAGCCAAACCGGGAGCGTACTTCATAAACGTAGGAGCAGACGCACAAATAGAAAAGAGGGTGGTTGAAATTGACATGAAAAGCGTGGATTCTAAAAGAGAGTGGGGCGATATGAGAGATTTAGAAAGATCATAAAAAATAAAAATATGTCAACTGAAAAAGAAAAACAATTAAAAAAATCAGATTTTAGTATATTATTTATCGACAGTCCTGAACATTTTCTTGTAGAAAGAGCTAAGGTTATTTTTGAAGGTCCCATGGTTAGATTTATATGCTTTGATGAATTTGATAAAGTGTGTAAAAATATTTGGTACCCAATCTTAAGGATTCATGCTATAAAATCCCTTAATTAAAAAATGGAAGAAAAAAGTATACTACAACAGGCGCACAACATAGTTTTCGAAAGAGCGGAAGAAAAGGAAAGGCTTTACGGTCCATTTGAAGAGGGTATGGAACAAACTGCCAGGATTGCATCTGAGCTCTCCAAGAAGGACATATCCACTGTCGATGTCTACAACGTATTGATAGCTCTTAAGCTGTCCAGAGCTTCCTGGAATTACAGAAAGGACAATTATTTGGACGCCATGGCCTACATGGCATCTTTGGACAAGTATTATTCAAATTTAAAACAAAACACGGAGGAAACAACCAATGAAGTGTATCAAAAACAGGGAGACTAACGAAATCGTTAGAGTCACCGATCAGCAAGTAAATCAAATGGTGGGAAGTAGATGGGAATTCGTTCCAAAATCTGAGTGGAAGACAGTTTCAAGGAACATTACTGAGAAACAAGAAGAGGAAATAGAGAAGAAAGAAATCTCAGTTTCCAAAAAATTGGAGAGAAGGAAAAAGATAGGAGAAAAACAAAGACAGCTCGAACATTCAGATAAAATATTAAAATAATGGAATCAAAAGATTGCGTAGTTCTTAATTGGAAGGACATAAACGATTTAGAAAAAGAAGTTTTAAAGGATATAGAACTGACCGATGCTTCTTACTATCACGGAATGCTTGAGGTAATTCGTTGGATAAAAGTTAATAACGTTAAAGAGTCCAAAATTATCAAGTGAACAAATTAAATTTTTAAAAATCATAACTTTAATATCTGCTGCCCTTGCTCTTTTAATTGTTGTTTTCTTTTTACTGAAAAAGGCCTTAGGAGTTTGTTGGGCTTGTAACGGTGCTGGTGGTTGGGTGGATCCAAAGAATGCTTCTTTGAGAATTTGCGAATTTTGTAACGGTACAGGAAAATACGAAAACAATTAAAGTAATACTAGTAAATGATCATCACGGACATCACAGATGGTTGGATGAAGAGACAGGCAAAGTGTAAACAATTCCATTCATTATATTTTCTTTTCTTAGGGAAGCTAGTTTTGATCTTTTAGCGGAAAAAGAAGCCGAGGGATATAAAACTTGTTATTATTATAACACAGTGGAAATAATTAATAAGGACGGTTCCCCTACTGGAGAAGTGGCTCACATGGCAATATTTTTTAAAACAGAAGGCATAGTCGATGAACAAAAATGATGAGTGGTATACACCCGAATACATAATAGAAAAAGTAAAAAGGGTTTTTGGAGAATCTATAGATTTGGATCCTGCTTCTAATATCATATCAAATTCCTGGATAGGTGCTAAAACATTTTACACAAAAGAGGACAATAGTTTAACAAAATCGTGGACTTGTAAAAATTGTTTTTTAAATCCGCCATATTCGAGTAAATTGATTAATAAATTCACTAACAAGTTGATTAGTGAATACGAATCTGGAAACGTAAAAGAATTCATTTGTTTAACAAATCAGGGAACTGACACTAAGTGGAATTTACCCCTAACAAAATACTATCAAGCTTTTACGATAGGGAGAATAAAATTTATAACAAATGAAAAAAAGGTTCTTAATTCCGGATCTAGGGGTCAGTGTTTTACTTACGCTGGACTAAATTTAGACAGATTCATGAAAGAATTTAATAACAAAGATTTTTACTTGCCCAACACAAAAATTCACATTAAAATATGGAGCTAAAACCAAAAAATAGAATTTTACACTTGGCCAAGCAAGTGGATCAGGATAGCGTTAATGCGATTATTAAAGAAATATTGGACATAACTCAGGACGATAATCAACTTATGAAACTTGCGAAAGTTAGTGATTTGATTTATGCACCAAAACCCATTCAATTGTACATTGACTCTTACGGTGGAGAGGCTTATTCCGCTATGGGATTAGTAAGTGTGATAGATCGATCTAAAATTCCAATTCACACCATAGTTGTTGGCTGCGCAATGAGCGCTGCGTTTTGGATATCAATAAGCGGTCATAAGAGATTTTGTTATCCGCAATCCACTTTTATGTACCACCAAGTTTCCACTGGTTTTCATGGAAAGGTTAAAGACACGCAAGACGATTTGGTTGAAACAGTTAGAATACAAAAGATCATGGAGGATTATGTTTTGAAAAAAACTGAAATTACCCAAGATCAACTTAGAAGGTGTTACGACGCTAAAAAAGATTGGTACATTGATTCAGAAGAAGCATTAAAATTAAAAATAATAGAGGAAATAATATGAATTTAAAAAATGAATTTCAACCCATAAGAGATTGGGCTGAAGACAAAGGAATTTATTCCAAGGGTGATTCAAAAACTCAGTACGTAAAATTAATGGAGGAAATGGGAGAGCTAGCTGAATCCATTTTAAAGCAAAATGAAGAAGAGTTCGTAGATGCCATTGGGGATTGCGTAGTGGTTTTGACTAATTTGGCCAAACTCAAAGGCTATAACATAGAAAATTGCATAAACTCGGCTTACGCGGTCATAGCGAAAAGGAAGGGAAAAATGGAAAACGGAACATTTAAAAAAGATGAATAAGCAGCAAAGACTTGATGGTGTTTACTTAAACATCGCAAAAGAAATATCAACGCTGTCCTATTGCGTTAGGGTTAAAGTAGGATCCATACTAGTAAAAGATGAAAATATTTTGAGCATGGGGTACAACGGAGCTCCTCATGGCATGGACAATGATTGCGAAGAAAAGGCTTACATGTACGAAGCTTCGGATAACTCGTTACACCCAGAAAAAACTATGGAGGATTGGCCTTTGGTGGATGATTTCGGTAGATATAAACTAGTGACAAAACCTCACGTTCTTCACGGAGAATCTAACGCCATACTAAAAGCCACCAAATCAGGAATTGCAGTTCAAGGATCTACTCTTTATTCCACATTATCCCCATGCATAGATTGTGCCAAATTAATAATTCAATCAGGAATAATAAGGGTGGTTTATTCTGAATTATTTAAACGTGATAACGGTAGTATTGAATTTTTATCTCAATTTGTAAAAGTAGAAAAGTATGATCTATAAAAACGCAACAAATGCGTTCGAATCACTGTATAAAAAAGTAGCGGATTTTGGAGAAGATTTTGCGGGAACAAAAGCATTATTTAACTGTTCGTTTTCTTTATCTGATCCAAGTGATAAAATTATAACCACTCCAATTAGAAAATTCAATGCGGATTATGCAAATTTCGAATTCGATTGGTACATGACCGGCAATAGAGATGCAAAGGAAATTTCAGAGCATGCCAAAATTTGGAAAAATATGATGATTCCGGGTACCACAAACGTAGTGAGCAATTATGGAAGCTTCTGGAATTATAATAACCAATTGAATAGAGTAATTACTGATTTAAAACAAAATCCAGATACCAGACGTGCAATAATTGTTCATTATTTGCTTCATGAATTAGACATTTACAAGTACGATACCCCGTGTAATGTAGTTTTAAATTTTTATATAAAGAACAATTTATTAAATTTAACCGTATTCTCAAGATCAATAGATCTTTGGTACGGATTCGGAAATGACCAGTATTGTTTTGCAAAATTGATGGAATTAATTTCTGAAAAGACTGGTCATAGTATCGGTCAAATGCATTTTTTCATAACTAATTTGCATTTGTATCCAAAACATTATAGTCTACTAGAAAAATAATTTTTTACGGTAAGGAAAATTTTTGTACTTTACAAAAAATAAAGTTATGCAAGCGTTTTGTAGTAGGGAATTTTTGGAATCCCAATTGTCTAGACTGACCAAGAAGAGTTATAACCCATACTATTGGTGGAGAAGGTACGAAACTAGAAAAGAGCTGGATAAAAAAACGCCTCTTTACGAAAAAATAAAGCACGGCGATTACGATCCTTCGGATTATTTGTATCAAATGGAACACGAATTCTATTTGATGGAAGATAAATTGGAAGGAGTTAAAGATCCCACAAAACAACACGAAATAAGAAAATTATTTTTAGAACGCATTAGACGATTAAACAAAGATTATTTTAAACACGAAAAGGAAATTTTCGAAAAAATGTATTCTGATTTTCGTAGAACATTTAACATTGATAGGCAAGAGTTAATTTATATAATGGAAAATTTTGAAGGTTCTTTGTTGGATTTGTACCAATACATTAAAAAATCAAAGAACGATGAAACAGTATAATAAATTAAAACTACCGAGTGATTCAGCTTGGGAAAGAAAAACTTGGAAACGTTTTATTAATTGGAGAGTGATTGAATTTTTGAGGCGTATAAAAAATTTAGTAGGGTGGTTTCCCACAATTTGGAGTGATCGGAATTGGGATCATTCTTTTATACTTAAAATACTTCAAAAAAAGATTGAATTTCAACGGAATTATCTGGTCAGCAAAAATCGCCATAAAGAAGTGAGTGTTAATAACAAATACATGACGCTTGCGCTCAATCTCATTGAGCGGGAACTTTGCGATTACTATTCAATGGAAAAATATGATTACCAAGATTCTGAAATTGAATTCGCTCCGGTAGAAGACATGCATGATTTAAGAGAACTTAAAATTAATTTGAAGAGCGAGAATTTTAGTGGTTATCTCAAAAAATATCCTAGTGCAGTAAGAAAGATCAAAAAAATATATCCGGAAAAAGATTTTAATGATTTGGAAACGCTTTCTTTTTACGTAGGACTTTATAATCAGGATAGGTGTAACAAACTTCTGTACAAAATATTGGAACAACATTTAAGTTCTTGGTGGGATTAATAAAAATTAAATATTTAATAATATGATATCTAGACTAAATAGTAATACTATACCTAGATTAGTAGTTGAAAAAGGAAAGTTGATTGTGCAAGGAAATTTTGAATTTAAAGTTAAACCTGGAGTGGTTGTTACTGAAAATCAGATTACAGCTAAAGAAGCTTCATTTCAATGGTGTCCTTAAGTTTCAGTGGAACTTCATAATAAACGATACGAAGAGCAAGTGGAAATATTTACCGAAAAATTAAAACAGGATTTTATAAAATTTTTTAAAAAATGAATCAAGTATTGTACTTTGGCGCTCAGTGGTGCGCCCCTTGCAAAATTTTTAAGCCTTTAGTAGAAAAAGTTTCCCAAGCACTAGGAGTGCATGTTAGTTACATAGATGTAGATCTTTCTCCTGAAGTTACTAAACAATATAATGTTAGTTCCATTCCCACCATAATATCAGTGAATTCTTCGGGTGTAGTAACAAATCGCCACACAGGCACACTAACTGCCTCAGCACTGAGTACTCTATTACAAAATACGTAAATTGGTAAGTTGTAGGATTAAGATTCCCGTATAAAAGTGGATATTTATATGAGTGAATGACAAACTTACCATAGTAATTCCGTGTAAAGACGAAGGTAACACAGTAATTGAAGTTCTTGATCTGTTATTCAAACAGGACTTGAATTTTAAAGTGGTGATTGCTGATTCTTCTTATGAAAAAGAATCTCTATCAATTCTTGAGAAATACGTTTCAGCTAATTCAGAAAGGATAACATTGGTTCCCGGTGGATTACCCGCTGTGGCAAGAAACAGTGGTGCAAAAAATGTATCAACTGATTACATTCTTTTTATGGATGCTGACATTTATTTAAAGGATAATTCACTCTTAAATAAGTGTTTACAGGTCATAGTGAGTGGAGATTATGATTTGGTAACTTGTAAGTTTAAAACCTTAGACGGAAAATACGATTGGATTTATAAAATATTTAATGTAATTCAGTGGGTGAGTTCTAAAACTAAACCATTCGCCATAGGGGGATTTATGATGTTTAAAACTCAAACATTTAAAAAATTGGGGGGATTTAATGAAGATGATAAAATTGCAGAAGACTACCACCTTAGCTCAAAGATCAAACCTAGAAAGTTTAAAGTCATCAATGTTTCGGCTTTTACTCTTAGTAGAAGATTTGAGAATAAGGGTGTTTGGTACATGATACAATTGGCTTTCGATTGCTGGTTGAATAGAAATGATGATGATTTTTTTAAACAAGATTTTGATTATTGGTATTAAACGATAAGACTAACTAATTTATTAAAAGAATTACTGGATCGACCATTAAAGTGGAGATCTAGAGGCGAAATGAATAGCGGAAAAGTTATTTATGAATTTAAAACCGAGTCCGGTACAGACTACTTAGTTATATTCGATCCAGAAGAAGACGGCACTTATTTGGTAACATTTGCCCCATGGGGATCAGATCCAAGCTCTATGACTAACGAAGGCAATTCAGTAGCCGTAATATCAACGGTTTCTGATATTGTGAAGGACTTTTTGAGTAAGTTTGATAATAAGATAAAAAAATTAAAAATACAGGCATCCAAAAGCGAAGAAGATCGAGAAAAAATGGATCACGATTCAAAAAGGTTCAGAGTGTATCAAGCAATACTTAGTAAATATGTTGATCGCTCCAAATACGATTTTAAGAAATCAGGGGACAACGAAATAACCATAACAAAGAAAACACAATCCTAAATGTACAAAGCCATTATAGTGTCCGATCTTCATTTGGGAACTAAGGATTCAAAAGCAAAGGAATTTGTAAAATTTTTAAAAGAAAATCCAACAGAATTATTGATTCTTAATGGGGATATTATAGATGGTTGGGCGATCAATCGAGGAGCAAAGTGGAAAAAACATCACACTAAAGTTATATCAAAAATTTTAAAATTGTCCAATCACACTCGAGTGATATGGGTTAGGGGAAATCATGATGATTTTTTGAAGGATTTTGTTGGGTCTTGTTTCGGTCGTATAGAGATCGTCGAAGATTATGTTCTTAACGTCGAGAGGTGGGCGGATTCTGATCATTTTGTTAACGATAGGTATTATATATTTCACGGAGACGTCATAGATGTATTCATCACAAAATATAAGTGGCTTTCAAAATTGGGATCCATTGGGTACGATTTTGCACTTTGGTTGAATAGGTGGTACAATAAATACAGAGCTTGGAGGGGATTATCTTACCAATCGATATCTCAAAAAATAAAAGCGGGAGTTAAAGCGGCTTTAAATTATATAAACGATTTCGAATCAACAGCAATAAAAATGGCTCAATACAATGGTTGTCAAGGCGTTATGTGCGGTCATATACATTCTCCCTCTGACAGAAGTATTTCTGGATATCATTATTTAAATAGTGGTGATTGGGTAGAAAATAAATCTGCAATATTGGTGCATTTAGATGGTTCTGTGTCTGTTAATCATTTTTAATAACACTTGAAAAATAAATTTCTACTTTTATAAAATGATTGTTACATTTACCTAGACAAAATTTAATAAAGGCTATGATAAAATTAAAAATTCTACTATTTTTATTACTTCCAATTTGTGTAAGTTCACAAATTTTATCTAAAAAAGAAGTGCCATCATTTGCTGCCATGTTTGTTTCCGGAATGGCGGATGGATTGAATCAAACTCTAGAGTATAGATACTCAAATTTCAAGAAAATTTTTCCAAACGCCAACGATAAATTTTGGAATCCAGCCATAAGTTGGACTAATAAGTGGAAAAATGGTGTAGAATCAAATGGTGAAAAATTTATAGGATCTTCTAGTGTTTTCGTCGCATTTACTGATGGTTATCATGCAACAAGATTGGTTGAACATCTCGGAATGTCTGGGTCGGTTGCTTTAAAAATAAATCTCTTTCAAAAAAAGAGATGGTATTTCTATGTGATAGACGCCGCCAGATATTGGATTGTTAATAGGATTGGTTTCGTTTTAGTTTACGATGGAGTAAATCTAAAATAATTTTTTAATTAAAAAAAGTAGTTATGCTTAATCTAGTACTGATGTTACACATGTTTGCTTTACCCATGAATAAAGAAAATGCGTACAATACAATAAAAAGTTATGGAATTAAATATCCAGATTTGGTATTTGCCCAATGTATGTTGGAATCTGGGGATTTAAAGAGCAAATTATCCACAATTAATCACAATGTATTTGGCATGCGACTTCCAAAAAAGAGAAAAACAAAAGCTATTGGAGAATTTCATAAGTATGCTATGTATGATACTTGGATGAGATCAGTAGAGGACTATAAATTGTATCAGGATTATATATTTAAAACATATCATATTCATAATAGAGCTTCTTACATTCGATATTTAAATAAAAAATATTCTGAAGTAAAGGATTATTGTATTAGGGTGAATAGGGTATTAAAAAATAACCGAGAAATTATTAAATCCCATGTCAAACCACCAACAATTTTATAACAGTTAAGGACTCCCAACATTATTATAGGTTAGCAGTAATCGATAATAATGACTCTACTACGTATAGTACTGTATCTTACGTAGCACCTTATCAAGAAATTGAACAAATTTCGCCTAATTCAATTAATCATACAATAACGATTGTAAAAAATTCAGGCGACGGTGTATTAGATGGCTCTTCTGAAGGCGATGACAATACATCCTATTGCTGCAAACATCCAGATGATTCTAAATGCCGCGCAATGCCAGTAGTACTTTCTTATTTTAGAGCTACAAGGAGCATTAACGGGGATAAGTTTATTAGTTGGAAAACTTTAATGGAATCAAATTTAAATAGATTCGAAATTCAAAGATCAGAAGATGCTGTAAATTATTACACAATTGCAATAGTAATTCCAAATAATCAGCCTTCCCAATATGAATTGAAAGATACCTACAGTAAAAAATAAAAATTGTGAATAATTACTCACTGTTCGTAGAATTGAATAATTGGCAATTGGCACTGTCTAATACAGTGCTGATTATCATTTTGATTTCTGGTGTATATTTACACATGAGAAATTATAAATTGCAATGTTTTTTAAATTTTGCACAATATGTTTTTGGTAATTCAACTAATGTGATTCTTCCAAGTAGAAACATTATGCTGTTTTCTTTCAAAAAATTAACGCTTTGTAATTTTGTACCTGAAGAAAAATTACGCATGATAGACCCAAAATTGATAAAATTTTTTGAATCTGTCGTAGAGGACGATTGTTGATTTTTTAAATTAAAACTAAAAATATGTACTTTTTAAAAATTAAAAATGCAATAAAAAAGGGAGTATTATTTGCGTTATTTTCACTGATGTCGGTCTACTCTATAGCTAATACAGTGATTATAGGATCTGGCTCAGGAACAGTATCCCTAACAAGCATGAATTACAATGGTACTTTGATCAATCCAGGGGATGTATTGGTGATTGATGGAGGTACTTATTCCAATATCACTTTAACCAATATTAATCATGTTACTATTATTAATAATGGTGTAGTTAATTGTACTGGAGCCGTAAATATAGGTCCGTGGAGTTACGTTAATATGATGGGTAATGGGACTTCTGGAGTAACGTATGGATTTAATTTCACTTACAGCGGAAACGTATTTTAAGTGGGATCCGGACACGTAGCCGATCATTCAAGCATTCAATATTTTCAAACCGTAGGTACAGGAGATCTAATAGATTTCAGTGGTAGTCAGGGTGGAACTTGGAATTTATCTGATAGTGGTACATTGATGTTTAATCAATTTACGCTAGCAAATTTTTCAATGAGTAATAGTGCCCATATTTTATACGGAACTTGGGATGCAACTACAACATTTCATTCATCTACTTTTGGCTTACAAATATATAATGCACAAATCCAAAATCAGACAACAGTAGACGGACTCGTATCTGGTTATAACATGTGGAATTATAATTTCCACAATTGGACAGTAAGCGGTACTGATAGTTATGCCAGTGGTGATATCAGTATGATAAGGGTGGGTGGATATGGAAGTGTTAGTTCAATTATCATGAATGGATTTTCTTTGTGGGGATACGTTGCAAGACTTGAATCAATTTCTATAAATGGAACAGGCACAACATATGTGTACAATAACTTAAAAATGAATACTACTTGTTACGGAGTCGTTGACATCAGAGCAAGTAGTAGCAATATCGGTGGTTCTGCTACAGCAGCCAATGCGTATATATGCAACAACACACAACTTGGGAATATAGATCCTATTATGTATACCACTGCAGCAGCAGTCATATTTCCTCACCCGGGATCAACGTATTATGTTTATAATAATTTAAACGTTACCTCTCAGGACGCAGGAAATGACGTCTATAATGCATCATCGGATCCTGTGGTGTATAGTAATAATCTCGTTAGCGCACCATCAATCGGTGTGTTGGATCCTACTACGGGTAAATTGGTGGCGGGAAGCCCCGCAATAAACGCCGGAATTGCTTTGCCATGGAGAACTACTGATCTATAAGGTAATTTAGCAACTTTGGATTTAGGTGCCATATCTTATGGGATTTCTAATCCGCCTCCCCCCTCCACCCAATGTTAACGATACTACTTTAGCAACGTTAGTGGCCGTCAATGACTCTACGGGTCGTATTAAATTTACTTGAACAGCAACCAGAGAGGGAAATGATAGCGTTTGGGTTATAGATTCTTCGTCAGATAATAGTACTTGGGTGAGATATCAAACAGTAATTTCGTCTGCAAAAAATGGTACTTCTACATCTAGTATAAATTATGGCCCACTGTATTATACATTTAAACCAGTGACCGCAGTTGTTGTAATTGCGGGATTCGGGGTATTAATATTGTGCATGTCCTATAAAAAAAATAATAAATTGTTTACAATAATACCGATTGTCTTAATAATGACTTTATTATCGTGCACAAAAGATAATTCAGCATTGAACAATTCAAATTCTTCTGTAATTGATGCAGCAAGACGAGGTAGAACTAGTCCTGATCATCATTATTTTAGATTGAGTGTAATTCATAAAGACAAAACAGTTACTTACTTCAACACAAAAGAAATTACTCTAACGTATTAACAAACAATTAATAAATAAAAAATCAAAAAATGAAAAAAATCCAAAATTTAGGACTGCTATTTTTGACGTTAGCTTTTCTGGTTGTGACATCTTGCAAAGTAACTTACAACAACAAAATTCAAAGTTCGTATCTATCGCAAAGCCCAGTAAGATACGATACTACTAGAATTGTCAATAATCATCCAACTCCGGTGTACGATACACTGTACGTAGTGAGCCCTACTTGATCACAAGCATTGAAAAAATCCAATAAGGTTTTATTTTACGGAGGAGCCAGCGGTGCTATCATTAGCATCCCTTGGGCAGCAACTTTATTTAATCCTACGAGTATGTTCCCAGTAACTTTAACTTGCGTAGTTGTATCAGCGGGTAGCGTTGAATGGGAAAAGTGGAATTTTGATAAAGAAATTACAAAAAAACAATACGATTCTTTGATCAAAGTTGACGGAAATTTAAGAGCTTTTTGGGCTGTTGCTAAATAACTAAAGTTAACATTACTAACCATGAGATAAACATATTTATAGAAGAAAAAAATATGTTTATCTCATGAAATTAGAAGCTATAATAATTTGTGTAAATTACGCAGATTTTTTAGCTCATACGTTACCGACAAACAAACAATTTTTTGATAAAGTTGTTGTTGTGACTGATTCGAAAGATATCCGCACAAAAAATTTATGTGATTATTATCACGTAGAGTGTGTAGTAACAGATATATTTTACGAAGACGGTGGGGTTTTTAATAAAGCTAGGGGAATTAATGAAGGACTAAAAAAATTAGATCTTTCTGATTGGGTCATTCAAATGGACGCGGATATATACCTTCCGCCCTTAACTAGAATTATTCTTGAAAGATTGAATAAGCATCTGTTAAAGGATTCTATGTATTCTATTGATAGAATGATGTGCCCAACTTACGAAGCTTGGCAAGATCACATATCTAATCCAAATCAAACTCATACAGGTTGGATATATGTTCATCCAACGGTTTTTGAAATGGGAGTTAGAATAGCAGAATACATGGAAGATGGTTACGAACCAATTGGATATTTTCAGATGTGGAATCCAAATGTATCAAATGTACATCAATATCCAATTTATGGAGTGGGAGCAGACAGAACTGATGTTTTACACTCAAAATCATTTCCAAGAAGCAAGAGAATTCTATTACCGGAATTAATTTGTATTCATTTGGATAGTGAAAATTTAAATTTAAAAGACATGGGTAAAAATTGGTACGGTAGAAAAACCGCCGAATTTGCCCAAGCTAAAAAAATTGAAAAACCCGAAGAAAATATAAAATTAAGTAGTTCTGTTCAAGAAACAAAAAATCCAATAGTTACCCCAGGGTATAAACATCATCACAAAAAAAGAAAAGAGCATTGGATAATATGGTTGCAAATTATTTTTAATAAACTTTAAACTATATAAAAATGCTAAAATACAACTTTGGTTGGATTCCACAAGAACCCGACGATAGGGACGTGAAATTCAGCATAGAACTTCTTAAGCCAATTAAGTCTGTTAATTTACTGGAAACATTTTCAGTCCCAAAGCCGTACAACCAATTCGAATTGGGTGCTTGTACAGCAAATTCAATATCCTTTTTAGTACAATTTGATCTTCTCAATAAGCACACGCAGAGCGATCTGGGCGTATTTCAGCCTTCTAGATTGTTCATATACTACTTTGAGAGATTGATGGAGGGCACAGTTGATACTGATTCTGGAGCTGTAATAAGAGACGGAATCAAGGTAGTGGCCAGCATGGGAGTTCCTAACGAAGATTTGTGGCCTTACAATACTTCAAAATTCTCTGTAAAACCCACTCAAGAATCCATAAATTCCGCTCTTCAATTTGAAGCGCTTCAGTATAAATACATAGACAATACCGATAAACAATTAGTCGTTAATGGTCTTATGGAGGGATATCCCATAAGTTGCGGAATTAAGGTGTACGAAAGTTTTATGAGCGACGATGTTGCTCAAACTGGAAATGTTCCCATGCCAGGCCCAAATGAAAAATTTAAGGGCGGACATGCTATTGCGGTGGTTGGGTACGATATGAATGAAGATACCTTTTTAATGAGGAATTCTTGGGGGGAAGATTGGGGAATGGGAGGATATTTTAAAATTCCTGCTGATTATTTGTGCAATTCACAATTAGCTTCGGATTTTTGGACGATATCTTTAATAAAATAATTTTGAATTACTGTTTTTAAACGATAAGAGTGCTTTTAAATGGAAAAAATTAAGTTTGGTGATATGAAAAAACAGAAAAAAAATACAGCTCATGAAATTATTATACATAATAATATTTTTGTTAATAGACCTAGTGTCGATGGGTAAAAAGGCCAAACTTTATACCGAAGATTCTACCCTAAATGCTTTCGTAAATACTTGGGTTGGTAGACCTTACAAATAAGGCGGTATTAAGGAAACAGGAATAGATTGTTCTGGATTTTCTCAAAGGTTATATTGTGATGTTTATAATATAGGAATTCCGAGATCTTGCACTCAACAATACAAATTCACGAAAAGAGTTAAAAAGAAAGATTTGATGGTGGGGGACATAGTATTTTTTAGAAGTCCAAGATCACCTAGTAAATGGCACTGCGGAATATATTTGGGAAATAATAAATTCGTTAATGCATCAAGTAGAAAACGCTGGGTTGTGGTTAGTGATCTTTCACAATCATTTTATAAAACTCATTACAGGGGAGTGATTGTTAGTAATATTTATAGATACAATGATACAACTCAAAAAATTATTAACGGAAGAATTAGAGAAAGAGGAGTCGTTTACGGAGTTTTCCGAAAAGAGGCTCAAGGGAGCAACGAAGATAGCTCAGGACGCAAAGAAGAAAGGAGGGCCGTCAATGCTGACTTACCAGCATTTTTCAGTGAAACTTCCTTACTACAAAAAAGCGACAGCGGGAAAAATGGATCCGGAAATTTCAAAATTGGAGTACAAGAAATTGATACAACAATTGTACAAAGCAGGAGAAAATTTGAAATTGACTCAGTCGGAATTTCAAAAACTATTAGGAAAAATAGAGTGCATTGGAGAATTAATAATAAAAAGTAAAAAATAAACAGTCATGAAAAAATTAACATTATTTTTAGCGATGATGTTATTCATCAATCTTGTATTTTCTCAAAGAAATCATGCATTTTACGGAAATCATTCAAGGTACACAACAATTCAACCGCGCAGAGACTCTTATAGGGGTCAAGAATTTAGGGAAGTAGATCATAGAAATTATGCTTATCAAAATTACAGGGGTAGAATTTTTTATTGTAGATCTGGATTGTTTTATGATTTTAATTACAATTTGATATATCCACCGTTTGGTTATTCTATAAGTTATTTACCTTGCGGTTGTTGGGCATTTAGGTGGGAAAATTTGAATTATTACTATTACGAAGGCATTTATTATACGGAAGATCAAAATGGACAATACGCAGTCATTGAACCACAGATCGGTGCAATGGTACCGAAACTTCCAAAAAATTGCATAAAAGTAGTAATTAATAACGTTATGTACTACGAATCTTATGGAGAAGTTTATTATAAAAAAGTAAAATTCAATCGCAAAAAAATGTATTTGGTTGTGGATAAAAAGCTTTTATAAAAATTCTTTATTGAAAACCAACATGTTGCCCAATTGGGAACCAATCAGTTAAGCTTAATAGATTGGTTTTCATTGGGCATTTTTTTAAAATAAATTTTTTTAATTCAAAATAACTTCGTATATTTACCTTATATCATTAAAATAATGATTGAATACAAAGTTATCATATTTATAGACAATGAAACACGTAGTATCTCATATAATTAATTGGCAATCGGAGCAAAGAAATCCGCTATTGGTGGGTTATTGCTTTAGTAACGCGATTAATCCGGATACCAAAACAATACCGAACAAAAGTCCAGGACTAAATGATATAGATTTGGGATAAAAGTAACCCAAAAAATCATAAAAGCCCTGGTTCAAAAAATCAGGGCTTTTTTAATTTCCTGGTAACGTAGCTGAGATGGATTAGCGTAAGTCTGAAAAACTTAAGAGAGAAGTTCGATACTTCTCGTTACCACAAAATATGATATGTCAAATTTGTAATAAAGAACTAAAGAATAAAAAAGCTTTGACAAGTCATAATTGGAGAAGTCATACAAAAGAAGGATTAGAACATATAAAAAAGATAAATAAACCTTATAAAGAAGGAAGAAAAGCGTGGAATTTAGGTCTTACAAAAGAAACTAATAGCATAATTAAAAAAAGCGCAGAATTATATTCAAATAAGGTAAAATTAGGAGAGTTAATACCTTATTGGAAAAATAAAAAACATAGTATAGAATCTAAAATCAAAATAGGAAAAAAACTCTCTAAGAATAATAAAGGTGGCCGATGTAAGTGGTTTGAAGTTTGTAATAATTTTGGAATTAAATTTAAAGCGCAAGGTAGTTGGGAAAAAGATTTTTCCACGTATTTAAATTTAATAGATGATAATTGGATAAAAATTGGCGTTGGGCATAAAAAACATTCATTTAAGTGGAAAGATCATAATGGAAAAATTCATTATTACACTCCAGATTTTTGGAGTACAAAATTACAAAAATATTTTGAAGTAAAAGGTCATTGGTGGGGAAATGATAGATTGAAAATGAAATTAGTTTTAGAGCAAAATAATATTGATTTAGAAATTGTTGATAGAGATATTTTTAATCAATACATGAAAAAAACAAAAATATGAAACGAAAACGTTAGTTGCTGCACCGAATAAGCGTGAGTGCGGCATTTAAAAAATAATGCGCTCATGGCTCAATTGGTAGAGCAACTGGCTTTTAACCAGTGGGGAGACGTAAGTCAGTTGAAGGTTCGAATCCTTCTGGGCGCACAATGAAAGTATTGAATGTTGGGTTCTTTGAAATAGGGAAATTTAGAAACACGGGTGTGGTGCAACGGTTAGTGTTCGGCCTTGTCAAGGCTGAGATGCCAGTTCGAATCTGGCTAGTCGCTCTAAAAAAGTTTAAACTGTCCCATGGTATAATGGCTAATTACACTAGGATTTGGCCCTAGTAATCTCTGTTCGATTCGGAGTGGGACAACTAAAAAATAAATGTTATGATTGAGTTAAGATTTTACAAGGAAGCATCGGGTTGTTGGTACGCAGATTTACCGGATTACATAGAGGCAGGAGGAACAAAGGAAGCGTGTCAGATGGTGGCCGGAGCGGACTATTGGTTGGACGTTTTGAGTTATGGTGAATCAGAAATAACGTTGGTACTTGACACCGAAGAATTTGAAGGTTCCGAGTACATAACACTGGAAAGAGAGGACGATTTCGGGGATGAGTTTGGAGCTTATTACAGGATAGGCAATTACAAAGGAATAGATTACTCCAACTTGACCATGTGGCTGTGCCCAGTGACTCTGTTTATGTTTGGGGAGTACCCGGAGAGGATATATTATAAATGATTTTTGGAGGGTCCTAAAGGAGTAGTTAGCCGTCTTGAAAACGGTGAAGGGGTAAAACTTGTGAGGGTTCGAGTCCGTCACCCTCCGCAAAATCTCTGGGTGACTAAAAGATGTACCTTACTTTTAACCGCCGAACATGGGACCGGTAGGAGTAGCACACAGGAGATTTTTTAAACGGTGTTCGAAGCATTAAGGTGATGCACGGGTTTGTGGAGCCCGGGAAGACGGTTCGATACCGTCCCTACACCCGCCGTCAATTGGAAGATTGCATGAAAGGTAAATGGCCAGTTTGCTAAACTGAGGCTGGGGTAAAACTCAAAGAGGATCGTTACCTCTATCTTCCGCAAAAGATGAAGTACTATTGCGATGAACGTAGACATTTAGTGTGCGAACCTTACAGCGTTGAAAATTTGTACAAAATGGCGAACGATTTGGGAATAAAAAAGTGTTGGTTTCACAAGCACCATTACGATGTACCCAAGAGAAGGATTGAGGAGATTAAATATAAGTGTGCGTTGGTAAGTTCGAAAAGGATAGTTGAAATTATTAAAAATGAATTTTTGGATAAGAATTATAAAACTGAATATCCTATTGGAATATACTCATTAGATTTTGCTTGGGTTGATTTAAAAAAAGCTATTGAAATTGACGGAGATCAACACAAAAGATTTTATGAGTATAAAGAAAGAGATAATAAAAAAGACGCATTATGTATAAAGCATGTATGGAAAATTTTAAGAATAAGATGGAGAGATTTGTATAATAACACAAAAGAGAAGATTAATGAAGCAAAAAAATTTATAGATCATTGAATTAATATTATATAATGATTTATATTTAAAGTGGATTTCGAAATTCTCCCTTCCCTCCAATTTGGTAGTGATGCTCAAGCGGTCAGGCGTGTGACTGTAAATCACATAATCTGTATGGATTGTTGGTTCGACTCCAACCGCTACTACTGAAAAAATGTATTGTAAAAATTAAAATAGATTCTTTACATTTATGCTACCGGGGACTAAATGGGAATAGGTCACCTCACTTTCAATGAGGACATCGTGCCGGTTCGATCCCGGTCGGTAGTACTGTTTAATTAAAATTTCGAGGGTGTAGTGTAATGGCGCGCACGTCGTCCTGTCACGACGAAAGTCGAAGTTCGAACCTCCCACTCTCGGCAAACTCGGGGAGTAATTGACCCCGGGCTGGAAAGTTCGAAATTTCTGGCTTCATGGTTGTGGTGTAAGGTGCATACCCGCAATGCGGCGGGAGGAATCGGGCTCAATTCCCGGTAGATCAGCAAAGGGATTGGAAAAGCGAAACTGGACTGCAGAAACAGGAATAACTTTCATGTCCCACTACTAAATTGAGCTCCTGCAGAAAGCTCTAAAAAGTAGTCGATTTTGTTAGCTCAGTGGTTAGAGCACCGGCATAAGGAGCCGGAGACGGGAGTTCGAATCTCTCACAGAATTCTAAAATTTAAAAGTTATGGATACGGAATTAACGGGCGAAGAGGTAATTTCTACAGTTTTACAAATGAAGAGCGGTTTGGATAGTGAAGTATCGGACATAGATTCGGCGATGGACAAAATATGTTCGAGGCTTCAATACGTACAAGAAAGTGGATTGGACGTTGAAGTGATAGTTTTTGCTTTGTTGGCCATGAAAAATGATCCCACACTTTCTGTTGAGGAAGCTTTCGAACACGGATGCAGGGAGTGGGACGTTTAAAAAATGTGGGAATATTCGACAGTTTGGCACGGTTTTTTCACTATGTATAGTTCATCTTAAAAATTAAATAAAATGGACATCAAAAAACACTGAAAAAATCTTGTAATCTCTGTACTATTTTTTCTAGCTCTTGCAAGTTGGGGGAGTTGCTCTCTACAACAATAACAAGCACGCAGAGATCACTAAAAGGCAGGACGAACTATATTCAAAAATTTCTGTCGAAAAGGATTACGTTGATAAAGAATTTAGCGCTGCCCTTGTGAGATTGGATTCACTGTTAACTGAAAATAGTGTGTTGCAGTCAAAGTTGGTCAGTAAAAATTCCCAAGTTAACAGTTTGAGAAGGGAAATAAGGAAGTTGATAACGAAACAGAATTTGACCGAAGCGGAAAAAAAGAAAGCCGAAGAGTTGATCAAGCAATTAGAGGAAAAAATAAATTCTTTGCTTGCACAAAACGAAGAGATCGCAAAGGCGAATTCAGAACTAAGAGGGAAAGTTGATACATTACAAAAACAGGGAGACGACCTAGTAAAACAGGTACAATCAGTAAAGGACACCAACGAAGTATTAAAATCGATGGTTGACGTTGGTTCAACATTGTTCGCTCGTTCGATTAACGTAACCGCCCTTAAAGTAAAAAACAACGGAGAAGTAAAGAGGGTCAAATCGGCTAAAAGAACAGACGAACTTGAAATATCGTTCGACGTTGAAAATAGATTGATGAACAACGATACAGCAGAAGTTTATGTAGTTGTAAAGGACGCTACTGGAAGCATTGTACTTTCTACTGACGGCGGAAGCGGTAAAATTTCCCTTAGGGACAGAGAAGAAATGGAATATTCCAAGAGCGTAAAAATTGTTGTAAATGGATATCAATCCGTAAAAACTTTTATAAAACAACCGAAATTTTTCGAAAAAGTAATTTACGCAATAGATATATATAATAACGGTTTTAAAATAGTAAGCACCAAAAAAGAATTGGTTAGTTTTATATCTATACAAAAAATTTACACTACCCGCCATGCATAACCAGCGCATGACGTGGATGGCGGCACAGAGATGATTACTTAAAGGGTGGGTAGTTAAATTTGCTGGAGTGGCGCAATGGTTAGCGCAAGATGCTTATACCATCGAGGTTGAAGGTTCGAGTCCTTCCTCCAGTACAACAAAAGGTTATTCATGCAATAGGTAAACAGGGAAGTTTTTGAGGGTTGGTCAATGCCAGTTGAAATGTTTGACATGCTGGCCAACAAAGTGGCAAAAAAACCGGGTTCCACTTTGTTAGAATTAGGTTCGGGAGCGGCCACACTTGAGTTAAGAAAAATATTTTCTTACGTAGTATCCATAGAAGACAACGAAGAGTATTACGAAAAGTTAAAACCCTTTGATGAACCCGGAAAAATAGTCTTTCACACCCCTCTCTTGTACGGTTGGTACGATAGAAGAAGAGTGGAAAATTATTTAACTTACAATCACTACGATGCGTGCGTAGTCGACGGTCCGGTGGGTCCCAATAGACCGAACATAAAAAACAATTTGGATCTGTTGCCCAGAAACGTACCGATTCTGTTCGACGACACAAATAGAGAATCAGATAAAGCAACTGCGCTGTACGTGGCGTACGCTTTTAACATGGATTGGACGGAGCACCAAGCGGGGAACAAGAGTTTCATCGCATTGACTCCTAAAATATAAAATTTTTGAATAATTACATAGCTGGCGGGAGGTAAGGTATCTGGTTGGTCTCATAAGCCAAATAAACCTCGTTCGATTCGAGGACGCAGCAACGATTAAGTTTGATTATTATATCAAATACTGAAGAAGCATTTAAAACTATTACACCGTACGTTCCGGCGAACAAGAGTTCCTCATAAGGACCCTCAGGCAAGATCGACACTTGTGTACGGTACGAAATTATTTTGCCTGAATAGTTTAACTGGAAAAACGCATGCCTTGTAAGCATAAGTTTCCGGTTCGGTTCCGGGTTTGGGCTCAAAACATTTTGCGGTGGTCGTATAATGGCTATTACTCCATCCTTCCAAGTTGGAGATGAAGGTTCGATTCCTTTCCGCCGCTCTTACGGTTCCGTCGTTTAATGGATTAGGACATTTGCCTTCTAAGCAAAGTATAGCAGTTCGACCCTGCTCGGAATCACAAACGGTTCAATAGTTAAATTGGACATAACTGCTTCCTCCTAAGGAGCAATTCTGGGTTCGAGTCCCGGTTGGACTACTAAAAATTGACAGGTGTCGAAATTGGCAGACGAGCCCCCTTGTCTCGGGGGTGTGGAGCATCTGACAAAAACGGGATAATGGGTTGACCACAAAGCGCGCAATGTTCCGATTCTAAAGACCACGTAGAGGTTCAAGTCCTTTCCTGTCAGCGCAGGGTTTCTCGATTAGTGTAGGCATTGTAAATCGATGACAGCAGGAAAGACTGCGTTATTGCCCTGGTAGGAGAATTGGCATATCCACCTGATTTAGGCTCAGGGATTTGAGAGTTCGAGTCTCTCCCGGGGTACACTTGCCCGCTTGGCGAAATTGGTAAACGCATTACGTTCAAACCGTAATTTTTGTCGGTTCGACTCCGACAGCGGGTACACAACGCCCGTGTGGTGAAAATGGTAGACGCGCTTGGTTTAAACCCAAGTTTTTTTGCAGGTTCGACTCCTGTCACGGGTACTGGGATTGAACATAATTATTAATAAACAATAAAGGCCATGGAAAAAGTATTTAGCACGCTCGTGGGTAAAAAGCAAGTAGAGTTGGTAAGTTACGTTAGGGACTACATGCAAAAAAATCCTGAAGTTGAAATACTGATAGGGTGCGATTCGCAAAATCACAAGAGAGAGACGATTTACGCTACTGTTGTGGGTCTTTACAAACCCCACAAGGGCGCCCATGTTCTTTATTCTAGGTTTAAGACCATTCGGGAAAAGGACAACACAATAAGGTTGTTGAACGAAGTGTGGTTTTCCGTGGAAGTAGCCGAAGCTTTAAAAGCTGAAGTGGGAATAGTAGCCAGGTGGATAGACATTGACCTGAACCCAGATCCAAAGTACAAGTCCAACCAAGCGCTTGCTAGCGCGATCGGGATTGTTACTGGAATGGGTTACAACGTTAGATACAAGAGAAATTCTCCTGTCATGACGTACGCAGCAGACTCGTTGGTAAAATTTTAATTTTTCTGGATTGTTTAGATATACATCGGCCTCCAATTTTTGGGGGCCTTTTTTTGTTCCCTTAGAGGGTCATGATATTTATTAAAAATATATATTTTCATGTCTTCTCAATTTAATTTAACAAATCCCAATTACGGTTTGAGCGGTGTTCTCATTTCCAACGGTGGATACGCTGTCAATCACCAACCGTCAGAAAAATCTTCGGATAACTTCGGTAGACAAAAGGTCACAATTCACCAAAACGTGTACGAAGCTGACTTTGAATACGGTCCTCAACCTCTACGTTGGGAAAGTCTTACGTACGGATCTGCTTCAGTACAACAAGTTTCAAGTTTGGGCGGTGTTGTAATGAGCGTAGGTACAGGATCTAATGATATTGCAATTCGCCAATCCAGGCCGTATCACAGGTACCAACCTGGAAAAACCATGTATATGTCCGCCAATGCAAATTTCGGAGGTCCTGTTGCTGGAAATTATACTAGAGTCGGATTCTTCGATGATTCCAACGGCGTGTTTTTCGAACAGGGATTGACATCTTCTTTGAATCCATCCGGAATGTACGTTTGTGTTCGTTCCGATGCAGGTATTACTGGAAGTTTGCCCGTGACCGTAAAAACACCACTAAATTCATGGAACGGGGATTTGACTACGGCACAAAGTTTGAATTGGAGTAATGTTCAAATGCTTTGGATTGAGTACGCGTGGTACGGAGCAGGTACTGTAAGATTCGGGGTTACTTTAAACAGCGAACAATACGTATTTCACACAATTAATACAGCAAACGTTGCAAACGGTCCTTGGTCAAGAACCGGAAATCTACCAGTTAGATACGAAGTTAGAAATAGCGGTTCACTGGGACAAACGATATCTTCTCCAACCACTTTCATTCACTACGGCGTTTCGGTTATAGTCGAGGGCGGAAGGGACGCTCAGAGGGGATTCACTTACTCTTACGGTATTAATCCCTCGCAGCCTAGGAGAAACGTTCCCGCGAATTCTTACAGATTTCCAGTGCTATCGTTGCAAAATCGCACCATGGGCACACAAGAATTTACAGGATCAGTACTATCAGCAACCACTTCCAGCATAACCATAGCTTCGGCTTCTTGGTCGGTGAATCAGTGGTTGGGAAAATCTGTGTATTTCCCAACAGGATCGCAAGTGGCGAGAATAATTAGCAACACTTCGAGCTCTATAAATTTTGTGGACCAAGTTACGGGATTGCCCATGACCCAGTCCGCGCAAACTTCTGGGTCTCAATTCACTATAGGACTCATCAATAGGGGTCAAATACTTCCCATATCGTTGGTTTTGTCCTCTGACAACTTAGCAACGGTGGAATTAATATCTTCAGTTCCAGGTAATCCAATCATTCTTACCGGATCAAATTTTATTCCAATGAACCAACTGGGTTCGAACTATTCATTCGCGACTAGAGACATATCAGCAACATCGTTGACTTCAGGAAGCGGTGAAATTGTGTACGCTTTTGTTGCTCCCTCCGGCGGCTCGGGTTTGCAAACTTTCGATCTGAGCAATTTATTTCCTTTGTACAATACTATCAGGGGTAATTTACCTGATATATTAACGGTGGCTGTATCCACTAGCGGTAGCGCTGCAAATGTGGGGGTTCACTTAATAGGCCAAGAAGCGATGTCTTAATTTTTGTTTAATTACATACATCTTAATCTAAGGGGCGTGAGCCCCTTTTTTTATGACTTAAATTTTATTTTTCATTTTGACGTTTTTATTATTTACATTAATGAAATAAATAAATTAAAAAATGCAACCCCAAAAACAGTTAAACATCACAATTGACAAAACAACTCCAGTAAAGTGCGAGTGCGGTAATCAAACATTCACTGAAGCCCTCATGTTGAGAAAAGTGAGTAGGTTCATAACAGGCCAACCCGAGGACGGAATGACTCCCATTCCCGTATTTTTGTGTTCTTCGTGCGGAAATCTTAACAAAGAACTTTTACCTCCCCAATTATTGGAACAGTTAACAAAAGAGAAAGACGGTGAATAACAGTACAGTTGAAATTCTTGAAACTTACATCGATGTTAACAGCGAAAGAATCGTTAAAAAAACTGATTCCGTTGTGGACAGCGTAATAGACCAGTTCATAGAGAGATCCGTGGCGGGAAAATTAAAGTACGGAACTACCATGGATCGCAATGATCTTTCACTGTCTGAATGGATAGAGCACGCAATACAGGAACACTTGGATTCTATTCTTTACTTGAAGAAGATAAAAAATATAGTGGAGGGTAAAAAATAAGCAATGCCAAAAAGGGAATCAACCATAAATTACGCTTATCAAAAATCCGTATCGTACAGTCAGTACTCAATGTACAAACAGTGCAAATTTAGGTGGTACTTGAACTATGTCAAGAAACAAAAAGTTTTTAAGCCATCGATTCACATGATATTTGGTACGAGTTTTCACGAAACCATACAGGAGTATTTAAGGTTGATGTACGAAGAATCCGTTAAAAAGTCAGAAGAATTTGATTACGAAAATTTTTTAAAGGAGAGGATGATCGCCAATTACAAAGAGGATTTGGAAAAAAACTCAGGTGTTCACTACGTTCAAAAAGAAGACTTCAATGCCTTCATTCAGGACGGATTGAATATAATGGATTGGATAAAAAAGCACAGGAAAAAGTACTTTTCTACAAAAAATGTAAAACTGATTGGAATAGAAATTCCAATGGAGCAGTACGTGATCAAAGAAATACCCAACGTCATAGTACAGGGTTACATAGACATCATATTTTACGATAAAATTTTAAAAAAGTACCTGATCATTGACTTTAAAACTTCTACGGGAGGATGGAAAGAATCCGATAAGCGGGACGATATAAAACTCAATCAAGTTTTACTGTACAAGCACTTTTATTCTAGGGCGTTAAAAATTTCTCCAGACGAAGTGGACGTTATGTTCATGGTAGTCAAGAGGAGACCTTTTATAAGCGATGATTTTCCCACCCATTGGGCCCAAGAAATTAAACCCGCGCAGGGAAAGATAAAATTAAAAAAAGCAGTGGAAGATTTTGAAGCTTTCGTAAAGGATTGTTTTACTGAGGACGCAAAATACATTGACAAAGAGTATGAAAAAAGTACTGAAAATTGTAAGTACTGCGAATTTGCAAATAGGCCAGATCTGTGTTCAAGGAAGTAGATTTTTTGTATATCCAAATATATTTACGCATTTCTGTAGATATTTATTGGAAAACAGAACAATGATACCAAAAACAAAAAAAGCGACAACGTCCCTGAAGATACCAGAGACTCTTTACGAAGATTTCAAAGTTACATGCATAAAGTCTAAGATGAACTTGCAAGAGGTGGTGGAAAGAACCCTGTACCTCTACATGACAGACGGAGAGTTCAGAAAAAGAATTTACAACCAAATTAACGTTTATTACACAGGATCAGAAAATCCAGGGCTAGTTAAATAATGTTTAATTTCGTAGTATATCAAATAGAAATTGCAGGAAAGTACCAAATAGGATCTATATGAGTAGGTATCATTTTTAAAATTGCAAAACTAAAAATTTAATAAATAAATATTAAAATGTCAGAAACAAATAAAAATGAATTAATATGTCGTCACATTAGGAGAGAAGACAGGAAAAAAATCCTGCTCCTGTGTGACGACATTTGAGGAATCAGAATGACATCTGGGATATCCACGATGGCAAGGGAAATTGTGGTGAACACTTCCCATGTTTTTAATTGGGTGAATTTGGGTGGCGCCATTAATCACCCAGACCAGGGAAAGAGGTTGGACATTTGCGAGGACACAAACAAGATAATGGGAATCACGGACGCTTCCGTGTTTGTATACCCCATCAGCGGTTACGGTACTCAAGAACTGGTAAGGAGCATCATAAAGCAGGAAAATCCCGACGCCATTATGATGTTCACCGATCCAAGGTATTGGACTTGGTTGTTTCAAATGGAAAATGAGATAAGACGAGAAATTCCAATGATCTATTTGAACATTTGGGATGACCTCCCCGCGCCAATGTATAACAAATCTTTTTACGAGTCTTGCGATGCTTTATTTGCCATTTCCAAACAAACAAAGGTAATTAACGAAATGGTGTTGGGAGACAAAGCAAAAGATAAAGTGATTAAATATGTACCTCACGGTATCAACGAAAAGCACTTCTTTCCGGTTAACGAATTCATGGCGGACGAGCACAATAAAATGCTCGAAATGAAAAGAAGATTGTTTAAGGACAGAGAGTTTGAATTCGTCCTATTCTATAACGCAAGAAACATAAGAAGAAAGTGCGTTTCGGATTTGATAGCTGCATGGTCTAAATTTTGCGATATCATAGGAAAAGAAAAAGCAAACAAGTGTGTACTTCTCATGCACACACAACCCATGGACGAAAACGGTACTGACCTTCCCGCGGTTATAAATCTTCTTTGCTCCGAGGATCACAAGAACGTTATCATAAATTCAGACGTTTTGCCAGTAGACCAGATGAATTTGATGTACAACATTTGCGACGCTGTTGCTCTTGTGTCTTCCAACGAAGGTTGGGGATTGAGTCTCACTGAAGGAATGATGTGCGGAAAACCCATAATAGCTACCGTAACCGGCGGCATGCAGGATCAAATGAGATTCGAAGACGAGTCCGGCAAATGGTTTTCGCCGTCAAAGGAAATTCCTTCCAATCATTTCCGCAGGTACAAAAAGTGTGGGGATTGGGCGTTTCCAGTATTTCCTAGCAATATGAGTTTGGTTGGATCCATACCCACGCCCTACATTTGGGACGATAGGGCGGATTTCAGGGACATAGCAGATCAGATAGTGTCCCTGTGGGAGATCAAAATAAAAGATCCAGTTAAATTCGAAGAATTGGGAAAATCCGCTAGGGAGTGGGTGTCCTCTGACGAATCCATGATGAGTGCTAGATGGATGGCAAAGAACATCATTGACGGAATAAACGAAACTTTTGAAAAGTGGAAACCAAGGGATAAATTTGAATTCGTTCAGATAGAAGAATTAAAGCCCAAGAGCATACCCCATCCATTAACTTATTAAAAAAATATATGAAACAATATGCGGTAATTAGTGCGCCAATAGATTGTTACAGTGGGTACTCTTCTCACAGTAGGGATTTTGTAAAAGCAATTTGGGAATTAAAGAAAGACGATTGGGAAATAGAAATTTTACCCCAGAGGTGGGGAGCTACCCCATGGGGTTACATAGAAGATAACATTGAGGAGTGGGGTTGGTTAATACCCCTAATGAACACAACCGGTCAATTGAAAAGGCAACCGGATCTTTGGTGTCAAATAACTGTGCCCAACGAATTCCAACCGATAGGAAAGCATAACATTGGGGTCACAGCGGGAATAGAAACCACTCTATGCCACCCAAGCTGGTTGGACGGTATCAATAGAATGAACTTAACTTTAGTGTCCTCTCAACACGCAAAAAACGTGTTCGAACAGTCTGCTTTTCAAGAAAAAGATCCCCAAGGTCGAGTAACAAGGGAAGTGAAAGTTTCAAAACCCATAGAAGTGCTTTTTGAGGGTGTCGATTTAAACAAATATTTCTTTGTAGAGGACAAAGACATTCCAGAAACTGATTTGGTGTCGAAGCTGGACAGCATAAAGGAAAGTTTTAATTATCTAGTTGTGGGTCATTGGTTACCGGGTGATATGGGAGAGGACAGAAAGAACGTGGGTTTGACAATAAAATTGTTTTTGGAAACATTCAAAAACAAAAGAAACAAACCCGGATTGATTTTAAAAATATCAGGGGGCGGAGCAAGCATCATGGACAGGGATTCCATTTTGGAAAAGATCGACATGATAAGAAAGAGTGTAAATTCAAAGGACCTTCCAAACATGTACCTCATTCACGGGGAGTTGGACGACGAGGACATGAATTACCTCTATAATCATGAGAAAGTGAAAGCAATGATCAGCTTAACAAAGGGGGAGGGTTTTGGGCGCCCATTATTGGAATTTAGCCTTTCTAAAAAACCCATAATAGCTTCCGCTTATTCTGGACACCTTGACTTTCTGTCTGCTGATTTCAATTGCATGGTTGGAGGGCAAATAAGACAGATCCACCCATCAGCGGTAGTGGAGAACATGTTAATTCCAGAATCTGGTTGGTTCGCTCCCGACATAAAACAAGTAGAATATTTCTTAAGGGACGTTTTTGAAAAGTACCCAAAGTATCAAGAAAAGGCAAAACAACAGGCGCACAGGTTAAAAACTCTATTCTCGCTTGAAGAGATGAAGAAGGCACTTGTTCCTCACTTGGAAAAAATTCCTAAGCAAATGGAACTGAAGCTTCCTCAATTGAAAAAAATACAAATTCCAAAACAAGAAAAAGTGCAATCATGATTGAGAGCAATTTAACCACGTGCCCGTTGTGCAAACAAGAAGAGTGCTGCAACGTGGAACCGATAAACGAATTTCATTTTAAATACTCTTGCATGGCGTGCGGATTTGAGACCAACGATATTATGCGAGTGGGAGAATTTGATTTTGAACAGTACGAGGACGACGATTCTTTCCCCCTCTTGTACAAGGATTTGAAGAAAACGGACGAGCTCGATAGATTTTGGTACCCAATGACCATCAACGTTCAAGGAAAGGGAACAGTGTATGCTTTTGGAAAGGGAGTCGAAGATTGGAGGTGGAGGGCAACAAAGAGCGTTCCTCTCACCAAACAAGAAAAAAGACATCCTAAGTACAAAGGCCAAACTCACAAATCGGATCCGAATTCTACAAAGGATTTCGATAAAGATTTTTTTGGGGCCGTTGATTACATTCAACTTTTTGATATATGAAAAATTCAATATCTTACGCAATAACAGCGTGCGATGAACACGAAGAATTGCAAAGACTTTTAAGGAACTTAACCAATTACGCTGTAGACGACGAAGACGAAATAGTGGTTCAAGTCGACGAAGAGAAAGTGACTGATAAAGTTTTGGAGACAGTAAAAAAATGGGAGTCTAACGCATCGTTAGATTCTTATTCGTTTAGGTGGATAAAATTTCCCCTAAAAAAGAACTTCGCTGACTTCAAAAATAATTTGATGGATGAGTGCAAAAAGGATTACATTTTCTTCATAGATGCTGACGAGTACCCATCTAATGCGCTTATGACCCATTTAAAGGAGTTATTGGCCAGTAACCCAGTGTTTGAGTGCTTACACGTTCCCAGAGTCAACACGGTCTCAGGAATAACCAAGGAACACATTTCAAAGTGGAGGTGGCAGGTAGATTCTAAGGGTCGTATAAACTATCCTGATTACCAAACTAGGGTTGTTAAGAAAAAGAGCGACATTAGATGGGAAGGAAAGGTTCATGAAAGATTAAAAGGTTGTATGATTTACACCTATCTACCTGCAGATGACGAAGGAAATTGGTCTTTATTTCATCCTAAAGACATAAAGAGGCAGGAAAAGCAAAACGCACTATACGATACAATATGATAAAGGAATTGGTGATAGCGGCTCATGACAATTATTTGGATTGGTTGGAAGAAATAAATTCTGATGTTAAAATTACAGTGTACAGAAAGGGAGACGAAGAACCTCAAAGGGACGACGAAATTAAAATAGAGCCCAACGTAGGAAGGTGCGTTCACACGTTTTTTAATCACCTTTACGAAAGGTACAACAGTTTGTCCGACATCACTTTTTTTGCTCAGGACTATCCTTTCGATCATTGGGAAGACATAATTGAAGTTGTTAACGGTGATCTTTCAAAGATAAAGTGCCAATTACGAATCGGAGGGTACTACGGATTTCACTTTAATACAATAACTGTTCCTTCTGCTAGGGGAGGCGTAATGTGGAAATTGAATAAATCAAAACATTTCGTAGGCGGTAATGTCCTTGCGTGCAAGAGCAACGGATACCCACAGGATACAATTCACAACATAAAAGTTGATGAATATTGGGAAAAATTATTTGTAGGTTTTAAACCAGAGGAGTACGAATTCATCCCAGGCGGACACTTTGGAATCACAAGAGATCACGCTAAATTGAGACCTAGGGAATTTTATAAAAAGATCTGCGATCTTTTATTAGAGGACGAAAGTGCACCGTGGATGATCGAAAGATTGGAGTGTTACATATTCAACCCAACATACAAATGATAAAATTAGAAAACATACAAGAGTTGGTAGGCAACCACGTAGCTCCTTACATTTATAATGCAAAGAACTTTACGCCCGGTATTACTCCAATTT